TCAGCGGACCTACAGGACCTACTGGCGCTTCTGGACTGAGCGGTCCTACAGGTCCTACAGGTGCTTCTGGACTCAGCGGTCCCACCGGACCTACTGGCGCTTCTGGACTGAGCGGTCCTACAGGTCCTACTGGCGCTTCTGGACTGAGCGGTCCTACAGGTCCTACAGGTGCTTCTGGACTCAGCGGTCCCACCGGACCTACTGGCGCTTCTGGACTCAGCGGACCTACGGGACCAACTGGAGCTAGCGGGTTGTCGGGTCCCACCGGTCCTACTGGCGCTTCTGGACTGAGCGGTCCTACAGGACCTACTGGAGCTAGCGGGTTGTCGGGACCTACAGGACCGTCAGGAGTACAGGGTGCTACAGGTCCTATTGGCGGAAGCAATTCCCAGATTTTGTTCAACAACAGCGGAGCAGTCGGTGGAAGTTCGGCACTGACATACAATGCTTCATCTGGTGTTACAAGTATTAGTGCGCTGACTCTTACCAACGGTATGTCTGGAAACTTGAACATGAATCTCTACAATATCACGAACATAGGCAGCAATGGATTCTCAATGAATGCTGGAGTTTATACATTAACATTCAGTACTCAACCTTCATCAATTGGAACAAACGGTACCTATACCTACTTCGTATTGGCAAGTAATACAGTGATTACACCAGCGTCAAATCTAACGAATGTGAAGTACTTTGCAGTTGCGGGTGGCGGAGGTGGTGGAGGAAACGGCGGTGGAGGTGGAGGTGCGGGTGGCCTGCTGACGAACGATCCCTCCTTGAATGGAGTTGTTCTTTCATCACAATACAGCAGTGGCGGATACCTGTCTTTAGGGACAACATCAACTTATTCCGTTATAATTGGAACAGTAGGACTCAGCAGTGCTCCGTATATTGTTGGAAGCAATGGAGGCAATACGACTTTATCTGTCACTGGAAGTACGGTACTCGTAACCGCATATGGGGGAGGAGGAGGCCAAGGTGCTGGCGGAGGAAGTGACCAATATCCTAAAAACGGTGGATGTGGCGGTGGTGGAACTGGATATGGAACGGCTACAACGGGAAGTCAAGGCTATGGAGGAAGTACAAGTAGCCAAAATGGAGGTGGCGGAGGTATAGGATCTGCCGGATCAGGTACAGCTGGGGGTTCAGGGGTTACGTATCTGGGTACAACATACGGTGCCGGTGGATCGGGAAATGGTACAGGTACATCTGGGGGCAGCAATACTGGAAATGGAGGTAACGGTGGATTCACTGGAGGGTTAGGTGGTTCTGGAATATTCATTCTCTCCGTTCCGACAGCACAAGCACTGGTTTCCCAAGCAGTTCAGTTCGGTTCGATGGGTCTTAACTCTGGAAGCAATCTCCAAATCTCTGCAACGTCCAACATCTTACTTGCTCCCTCTTCTGGAGGAGTAACGATTTCAGGTCTTACATCCAATGTATACACTGGCAGTGTCCTTTCCTACAACAGTGGAACAGGTGGGGTAACATATAGTTCATTGGTAACCGCAACAGGTCCAACGGGACCAGCAGGGGCAACGGGTCCAGGAGGTCCGTCAGGTTTATCAGGACCAACGGGTCCAGCAGGGCCAACAGGGCCAATTGGGGGAAGCAACACCCAGATTCTATTCAACAATAGTGGAGCTGTTGGAGGAAGCTCCGCCCTGACGTTCAATGCTTCTACTGGGACAGCGACAATCGGGGCGCTCAATGTCACAAACGCAACCTCTCATACCGGAAATGTAGGGATGAATCTGTGCAATATCACAGACATCGGTAGCAATACATTTTCCATGCTTGTAGCACCTCCTGGTGAACTCTTTACGGTAACATCTGGAACCCAAGGAACTGCCTGGACATCGAATATTACCGGAGGAAGGAAGTACTATACGTTCTATAGCAATTGTACGATCACGGCGGCGGCATCTACGGGTGCGGTTGAATACTTTGCGGTAGGTGGCGGAGGTGGCGGTGGATCGAATCAGGCTGGAGGCGGTGGAGCTGGAGGTCTTCAGACAAACAGTACAACATACGCATTTTCTAGTCAGTCTAACGCAATACCGTCACTCACAGCAAACTCGAATTACACGATAGTGATTGGTGCTGGGGGTGCAGGTGAGACCAACGGCAGTAATACCACAATTACTGGAGCGGGAATATCTATTAATGCTTCGGGCGGTGGTCGTGGAGCAAATGCTGGTGGCACATCTGCAGCCACTGGAGGATGTGGTGGTGGAGCTACCAACGATACATCCTTTACTCCTGGAACAGGCTCTCAGGGCGGAAATGGAGGGGGTCCTGGTACAGTTTCCGCTCGTCAGTACTTCTTGGGTGGAGGGGGTGGAGGTATAGGTGGTAATGGAGTTTCTGCGAAAAATGGCGCACCCGGCGGCGACGGTGCAAATGCGTGTGGAGCAGGCGGAACAACTCTTACGTATAATGGAACCGCATACGGTGGTGGCGGAGGAGGAGGAGGACAAATCGCTCCAGCATCTGGCGGAGGTGCGGGTGCGGGTGCAGGAGGACTGAACGTGCCAGGAGGAAATGCAACTCCAAATACAGGATCTGGCGGCGGTGGAGGTTCTTCAGGAGGTTCGGGAGGGTCAGGAATAGTTATCATTTCCTATCCATTCTCAGGCGGGGCTTCAATCGTCACTCCACTTGCATCTATTGCAATGAACGCAAACAGTAATCTCCAAGTATCTGCAAGCTCCAACATTGTGTTGGCATCCTCTACTACTCTATCAGGAACACTCATACAAACATACTCTGGATCGAATTCAGGGTATACAATTGCTGGAACTGATACAAGGGGAGGGGCAGGATACGCGAACTTTTTGTATGCGTCCAATACCTATTCTGGAGCTACAAATCCAACGAAGACATTCCGACTAGATTCTGCAGGGACGCTACAGATTTTGAACAGCGGATATTCGGCTGCATTGTTGAGTTTAACAGACGGAGGTGCTTTCACATTGAACAATACATTGCTTGTGACAACAAGTTCCTTATACATTAGCGGCAATGGCGGGACACCAACTACCAGTTACGGTGGTCTTACTGCTATGGGAACCGGCGAGTTTGATTTATGGTGGGGGTCTACCGGTACAGGTGGAGTAAATGACAGGCTGTGGCGATTTGCATGGCAGAACGAACGTAATGTCGTAATATACACTGGAGCAACTGCAAACTGGTCTACTGGAACATCCACCTCTGACGGAAGATTGAAGACTAATGTTGTCAAAACTACTCTAAGTTGTACGGATATTGTGATGACCACGGATGTTGTGGATTTTCAGTGGAGAGATGACAGCGATATTGCGGATGGTGGAAAAACACATACTGGATTCATAGCCCAGGATCTTGAAAATAGAGTCCCAGATGCAGTAAAAGATGTAGGAGGAACGAAACTTTTACACAAGGAAGAACTCGTCCCAATTCTATGGAAAGCCTTTCAGGACGCTATCAACAGAATTTCGGTATTGGAACAGACAGTTTCTTCTCTTCTCTTACGTCGCTAGATTGTCTTTGTAAGCAGGATACAGCTTGGAGATGAGATCTTAAGTTTACTTACTCACACGAATACTTAATGTGGTATCTGCAACTAAACACGAAATCTTCATTCCCTGGAAATTTGATTGAAATAAATCGAGTTGACTGATCACGTTTTGACCTAGCAGGAAACAAATATATTCATACGGTGTCCGTTTGACTCCGTCTGAACATAAGGGAGGGACAGTAAACTGAACGGAAAAGATTGTGAACGGACTTTGGAATCCCGAGCTTGCCCAACGGGATAAAGGGCCACTGAAATCAGTGGGGGTGATAAAAGGCTGAAGTCCCGCCCGGTCAGTTTCTTCCTGTTGATGAGCGGTCGTCTGATTCTGCAGAAGATCGTCCATCGTCGCAATGTAGTTGTTATCTGACATTTTTGTTTGTTTACTACTTCGCCAGATTGTCTTTGTAAGCAGAATACAACTTGGAGCTCACGACCTCCTGCATCTCCAATGTGAATGAGAAATTGCCGAATGTCTGGAGGACTCGGCCGTAGCAGTCGGTTAATTTGATCTTGAGAACAGAGACGTTCTCGGGTTCTGCCAAAATTACCTTGTTGGTAATGGTGTCGACGCCACTGTAAACAAAGCTGTTCTTTGTTGCTGAAACAACAATCTTGGCAAACGCCGGGGTCGATGTTCCGTTGAACGAAAGATGATCGATCGCCTCGTATTTCTCAAGACTTAGGAGAACGTAGGTGTTTCCGTAAAGATTGGGCAAGGTTTCGGACGTATACGACGAATTGCCTGAATACGTATTGCTCGTAAATCCTAAGTAAGATCCAAGACCGGTATCGAATGGCCGAAGGTTGGCTTCACGAGTAATACAGCATACATTCCCCAGAACAGGCGTGAAATCCATAGTGAACGCTCCTGAGGCCGAGATGGTACACTTCGTAGTTACTGAATCAAATCCGATGCTTAGAGAGATGGTGGACGCTGCCGCAGACACCATAGCCGCTGCGAGAGTTGTGGAGTTATAATTGCCATCCGAGATCGTGCACTGGACACCACTCACAGTAAAGTTCGTGTTCTCGAGATTGGCAGTAAAATCATACCATGTATTCGGCAGTTCAATACTGGAGAGGCGGAGAGATGTGATGTTCTTGTACGTCCTGGGCAAACGGATGGTGCAGGCTGAAGCACCTGTGATGGTCGGGTTGTCACGGAAACGGGTATCGACATTCACGATACGAGACACAGATTCAGTGCCGTAGACAGCACCGTAGGTCGTTCGATCTTGGAATCCGCCGATAGGTCGCATAACAGGTCCGCTCATCTATTATAGTTTAATCACTACGGAATTCTTGGCGGATTTGCGTTCCGATCCGCCCGACCGCTTCAGTACGGACTTGCGGGCAGGTTGAGGAGGAGGAGGACCGCTGGCAAACGTCATCGGGGCGGTAGCCGCCTGAGTGGGTGGGAGAGGAGCAGAGTTTCCGGCGACGACTTTCTTCTCCTCCTTATTGATCTTGTTCAGGATATCCCCGATTCCAAGACCGGTCGCAGACGGCATCTTCATTTCACGAGACGGAGCCTTCAGAGGGATGGTGCGTGTCGGTGCGGGAGGAGCCTGCTGCTGGGGAGGCGGAGTGTTCACACCTCCGAGGAACGACATCAGACCGGCGAGGGGGTTATCAAAATTGGAGGCAGGCATCTGCGCCGGAGGGGGAGCTGGGGCGGAGAAACCGGAGCCCTGGGCGGAGGAGGGGAACGTCGGAACGGTCGCACGCTGCGACTGCTGCCGGAACTGTTCCGTCTGTCCCTGCATCGCCTGCGCTGCCATCTGACGGGCAATATCAGGGTTCTGGCGGAGGATCTCCTGGATATTCGGGACCGGTGCCTTCATCGCCATCTGATTCGTCAAGTGAACCATGTAGACCATGAAACACGTGCGCATGGGGATACGCACGAGCGGGTGCATCCTCATCTGGTCCCCATACAGATCATACAGCTCCTCAAAATCCTCTTCTAGATCGCCGACATTCATCTGGGCGCTCTGGGACAGACCATCCAGCTGTAGACCGAACATCTTGAGCATTCCGACGTTCTTGGATCCCCACTCCATCGCCGACATACCCGTAATGAACCATTCGGAGAACTGCTTGATGGTGGAATCCATGGCCTTCTCCTTGCGCACAAACTCCAGCTCCATCTCCATCTCATCCAGGGGCGAATCCATCGTGAACCGTTTGCGGATCGGGACACCGAGCTTGTTGAGGCGCTCGAACTTGCGCAGCATCTCATACTTCTTCTTCATGATGGCATCCTCCGACATCTTGGGGGCGACATTGACGGGCTTGAGGTAGGCTTCGGCGTTCAGGTTCTCTACGCCATCCCAGGTCTTAGTAGCACCTACATCCTCAGCGGACGGGACGAGGCGAGGCGGGGCGGCGGGCTCGGAGGGAAGGTCTGTGAAGTCCAGGTTCACAGACTCCATCTCGGGAAGCTTGGTATTTGCGGCAGCCATTGCCGATGTATTCATTAAGAGATCAGCGCCGGGAACGTCCATTCTTACTATTATGTCTCACACGCATCCTCTTTGTAAGATGTAAACGCGAACGCCGCGAACGCCGCATATGCCGAGTCTTGCGCCCGCCTTTCAACTTCGCAAACTCCCTGCCCTCCACGATTGTCTTGTACTCGCCCATTCCCGACCTTGAACACCCTGAACAAATATACGAACGATTTCCACTTCCAAGATCCGGAGCACTGGGTTCGTATTTGCAGACACATACAGCAGGAAACTGCACGGGTGGAGGGCGTGGGGCGGATGCTGCCGCCACTGAAAATGAAGCGGGGGACGAAGGAGGAGACACACTTATATCCCCCACTGTTCCAACACGTGGGCGTTTCGTCATCAACTCTTCGGCGGCAGATTTCATAGTTTCTTTGGCGGTGGTTTTGAGAACGTCTTTCACACCTTTCATGAACTGCGAACGAAGAGCGGGCCCGAGTCTGGACATCTCCAATACTATTATACTGGATGCTCTAAGAAATACAAGCCCTGGAGAAAACTATCCGATAGGTCATCCTTCTTTTTATGAGAGCGGAAAAACGAGATGTTCGCAGGAGGACACAAGAGTTCACAGTGCGTGATCCCCGTCTTCTTGCGGCCACGATACGTTCCCGTCGCATCGGCGACACATACGATATTGTCCAGTTTATGGATAGCAGATACCCCCTTTGTCCGGAACCCACGGCAGGCAAAATACATATGGAGCATAGCTTGGACTGCGAACATCCTCCTATCCATCTGATTCTCAAAAATGATGAGATCCGCACCCTCCCACCAATGTTCACGCCGACCAAGTGAGGCAATGATATCACCCACCAGATCCAAGACTCCTCCGCCAGGAGCACGGGCATTCCCCTTGAATTTCGTCCATCCCGACGCCAGCATCGCAGTTGAAATATGAACGACCAGATCTTTCTTGGTAGGTTTACCAGTATACCCAGGTGCCATCTCCTGTAATTCTGCGATCGTCTTCTTCCCCAGTGCAGTCTTGGTCAGTGTCAAGTTCTTTGGACGATGACGGGAACATGCCTGCGTTCCAGTTCCAGCCTGGCTCCACATGGCAGGTTTGGCACACTTGAAGCAGGATGTGCGGGTATGCCCGTTCTTTTCCCCGACTACATCGATCACATCCCAGTGAGCAATACACATATCTTTCCTAGACGTTCCTTCCAGGACACATACGGCTAAATTCCGAATTCCAATGTCAAAACTCACTAGTTTCATCTCACGACGCTGCTTGTAGGAGAGAAATTAGTGTCGACTTTTTATCGCTCTTACTATACGGAATCCCCTTCGTTGTAAGCATCTCACGAAGCTGGACTGCCGTCTTTCCACCCAGCGTGGCCATATCCTCGCCCATCAGCTCAACATCCTCATCTTCATGAACACTCACACGGTCATCATGCTCGGCCTCAGCCTGAGCCTGAGCCTCGGGGGCAGGGGCAGGAGCGTGTAGTTCATCTTCATGGGAGACTTCGGGCTCCGTATCCTGCTCCGGCTGGGACTGGGACTGGGACTGTCCAAATGACGGCGGCGGGGCGGTGATCGCAATCGCCAGAGCATTGATCGCCTGAGCCATACGGGACTGCTGGACGTACATCCACGCAACCAGACCAGTTAGAATCAGAACAATACCGGCAACGAGGGCTACGACACCATGAAAGAATTCCATGCTAGTTTACCTTGTTGGACACTTAAAAATCGTCAGAATCAAACTTGATCGTCATGTCCTCCTTCCGGGCGCCCACCCCGGCCTTGGAGTAATCCGATACCTTGCGCTCAAAGAAGTTGCCCTTGCCCTCCATCGAGATCATCTCCATGAAATCAAAGGGGTTCTGAACATTGTAAATTTTGGAGATACCTAGCTGGACGGCGAGACGATCGGCCACAAAGCGAATATATTGAGTCATGAGGTTCGAATTCATTCCGATGAGAGAGCAGGGCAGGGACTGGCAGATGAATTCAGTTTCAATGTTCACGGCAGATGTGATAATTTCCTGGATCCGTTCGGCGGGAATCGTAGATTCAAGGCGGTACATCTCCACCGCAAATATGGTGTGTAACCCCTCATCCCGAGAAATGAGTTCGTTGGAAAATGTGAGACCGGGAAGAAGACCACGCTTCTTCAACCAGTAGATCGCACAGAACGCCCCGCTGAAAAAGATACCCTCGACACATGCGAATCCTACGAGACGAGTCGCAAATGATTCCTGACTATCAATCCACTTGAGTGCCCACTCCCCTTTCTGACGAATACACGGGATCGTATCGATGGCCCGAAATAGATGAAGCTGTTCGTCCTTGTCCTTGACATACTTGTCGATGAGGAGGGAATAGGTCTCCGAGTGCACGCCCTCCATCGCATTCTGGAAAGCATAGAACAGCCTGGCAACAGGGCTCTGAACATCTCGCTGGAACCGGGTCGCCAAATTCTCCTGGACGATCCCGTCGGCGCCAGCAAAGAATGCTAGGACCTGCTTGACAAAAAACTGTTCGTTCTGGGTCAGGCTATCCCAATCATTCCCATCCTTGGAAAAATCAATTTCCTCGGGCGTCCAAAAAGATGCCACCGACTGCTTGTAAAGTTGATACAGCTTGGTCTCGTCGGACTTGATGGGAAATAGCGTATACCGGTCACCGAGGGTTGTCATTGTGATGTATATAGGACGCAGAAAGTAGTTAAATCCTTTCCGCCTATTAAAAACAATACGATACGATGAGCGTAGCACCGCCACCCGCAACCTATACTGCGACCAATGATCTGAATATTTTGAAGAACATTTTTGTTCCTCAATATAAACTTAGCAATGGGTATTACCATGCGTCTGTGAATAGCCAACTACCCGGAAACGTGACCGTTGGAGATACAACGACAAACTTTGCGATTACACTGAATGGGGCTCGTGTGACGACGTTGTCGGATGTACAGACGTGGGCACTCTGGCGTGCTTCGGAGAATCTCAATATGAATTCCAATCTCGTCTACAACGCCTCAAGTCTAAAGTTTTTGGGAGGAAGTATCGGGAGTCCGTATACGATTGATGCGACGACCGGAACGATCAATGTATCGCAATATTGGCTGAAAGGTACGGCGCTCACACTTTCGGGAGGTCTTCCTGCTTGGTCTTCTTACACTGCACTGACCAACGTGAATATGAATACCAAATCCATTACGGCAGTCGGATCCATCTCCTTATCATCCGGCGGAACACTCTTGAGTCCAGCATCGAATGTGATTGCCTTCTCCAATGCTTTTGGTGAAAAGATGCGAATCACGGCATCGGGATCCCTCAGCATTGGAACAACCGTTGGTATCTCGGGATATTCACTGAATGTGGGCGGGGCATCTATGTTTTTGTCAAACATTGTGGTTGCTGCTGATCCCACCAGTAATACTTCAAATGCGTTCTTCGTGAATATTTCCACTAACGCCGGAGAAGATTTCGATACACGTATAGGCGCAAGAGGTGCGAACACAAACCTAATCCTGTGCACAGGAATTGCCAACACAAACAAGGCACAAATTAGTGTGGGTGGAGATTTCACCCTGCTAGAAGGAGCGTTCACGACAACGAAACCGGAGTTGGCCAGCTCTATAGGTGGAGTTGCCCTCCAGAACTCTTATGTGACCTCACGACTCAATATTTCGCTGATAAGCAGCTCAACCCTTACATTGGCTTCGGCGACGCAGGCTACGACGTTCTTATTGACGGGTAATACCACTAACCTAGTCCTTCCCGGGGCAAACGCTTCTCAGGGAGTGTATTGGGCAATCAAGAATGTATCGTCTGGAAGCATGAATATTACTCCGGCAGGAGGAAGTATTCTGAATATGCCATCTCCGTCATTCGTAATGTCTTCAAACGTTCTCCTGACCATCGTGTATTCTGGAGCAAATAGTAACTACTATGCACTGTAACTCTGAGGTCTAGCGTTCTTGTATGGATGTCCCACCGGAAGCTGGCTCTGAATCCCCCATTTCCATGCGAGATACCCTTCTACCACGAATCTCTGGCTGTCCGTGAAATACTCGGAGAAACACAGGAACTCGTGGAGGTAGAAATCTTGCAGTGCTGGATTTGTTGCGATATACCCGATATTCCACGGAGACTGGTCTGGAATCGATGGTTGCCACACCGTTTCGGTGCCGTTAATAATCTCCTTTTGGTTGGCAGGCGTTGCGAACCCGTAGCTTCCGTCGCCCGTTCCTCCATTCGCATCCATACGAGCGAAAATAACAGTCGGTTGGGAAACTGGCTTCCCAGGTAGTGGATTTCTATTCACTCTGTTAATGCCTTGGATAGGAGATGTAATACTTTGATCGACCGACATCAATCCGAATGAATTTCCAAAAAGGGGAGTGCCAGCCACATATCCTCCAGTAAAGACTTGGGCATTATTCCCAATTGTCGCAACCACGAAACACGATCCAACCCCGCTTCCGATTGCCGCATCTACGGTTCCACGGAGTGAATTCTCCCATAAAAAGTAAACACCGGGAAGGGATGGACTACCCGCAGTTATGTAAATCGGCGCTCGATCCAATATAAATGGTGTAAATTTATCAGACGATGCAGATTTATCGGTCCATTGTGTCACTACGACTCCGTTATCGAGAATAGTAGCCGAATCCGCTGCATCCAGCCATGTCGTCAGACTCGCAATTTGGGCGGGGATGTTGAGTGCTCCCGTTTCCGATACGGTAGCTCCTATCGGCGATTCCTTAGAAAATGGATGGCTTTTTGGAAGTTTACTCACAATTGACCATTTCCACGCAAGGTATCCTTCGAGGAGCTGGCGCTCTGATTGTTCAAAGTATTGGTTATAAACTACAAGTTCTCCAAAGTTCATGGCTGGAATATCACCTAACGGAACATTCGCTCCGATATACATGGTAGTTGCACTCCCAGGAATCGCATTTGACCCGACTACAGGAGTTCCACCATTCACAGAAAGGTAGAAATTTGTATGATCCCATGCGAAAAATACGAGATTGGTCCCCGTGGTCATTGGGAGAGTTTGGGCCTCTTTATCTATCTCACTTGTTCCAAAATTGTTTTGGATGACCAGGGTTTCTCCTTTGTTGTATAGAAGAATGGGTCCATATGGAGGAGTGCCAATAGACGCCCCCCAAGCAACAATCGGAAGTTTGGGACGAGTATCTGTGATATTGAATACGAAGAGGACAGACCCTTCGGCTGTAGGAGGCAGGCTGTTTTTATACAGATAGTTATTGTTCGTTCCAGGGAAATACAAGGTTGGAAGATTGTTGATGTTGGATAACTGGAACCGATTGCCTCCAAAAGAATTTACTACAAAAGACCCTCCAGTACGATCGACAATGCTGGTTGTGGTCTGTCCTGGATACGTCATATCCAGCCACAATACAAGTCCCGAAACGGTAGTGGGGAGGGTTGGTGGGATCCATTGATCTCCCGAAGGCTGGAAATTCTTGTAAGGGTGAGAGGATGGGAGTTGCTCCAATAATCCCCATTTGTCGGCAAGGTATCCTTCCACTTCCTGGCGATCTGATGCTGATAGGGCATTCGACGTGGCAATGAGTTCGTAAAGAATGAAATCCCCCGAGGGGTATCCTGTCAATTGCCGTCCTAGTATCAGTGATGTATCTGTAATCAAGTTCTTAAATGCGACTGCGTTCATAGATTCATCATTGAACCCTGACATCCCGGTGATTGTATAGGGTGCTGTATCATACGACGCAAACGCATAACTCTTGGCAGTATAGATTGAAGGTGTGAATATGAGATCATAACCGTTTCCGTATTGATAAGGGGAATACAGTATACCGTCCGCCTGACATATTCCAAATGATCCACCAGATACACCAGTTCCCAATCCGATATTCATGGATGCTCCTGCACCCGAGCACTGATACACTGCCATCAACGTCTTTACAGATCCCAAGCCCGGTAGATTAGATGATACGGCCATGTATCCAGGAGGAAACAGGACCCCGGGATTCGTATATGTTGTCAATGAGGGCGATAGGGTACGGGATGTATACGATACCGTGAAATACACATAGCCAGTGGCACCTACACTTGCTCCTCCTCCGACAATAGAGGTAACACCTGTGAGTGTATCCGATCCTCCCTTTCCAGGAAACCCAGCACCAATAACGTTACAATATCCCGGGACTCCAGGTTGTCCTGGCTGTCCTCCGTATCTAGTTCCACCCCCGCCAATAGCTCCTGGAATCGAAACATCGGCATACGATCCTCCGCCACCTGCTTCAAGAGTAGCTGGCCCACCTGTCAATTCAAACGGTTTTATGTATGTTCGTCCGCCGGGAATCGATCCTGTTCCTCCAGCGCCTACAAAATATGTAAGTGTCCTTCCAGAAGGAATAGTTGTAATGTATTCTCCCTTTCCACCTTTTCCTCCTCCTCCCCCTCCGTTGACAGTAAATGTATACCCCCCAGATACCTGAGAAATGAATGAACCAGCACCAATATCCGTAATGTTTTTTTCAGGGTATGTGATGATAATACCCGTAAATGCGGCAGTTCCTATCGCCGATATAGTGGACGATGGAGGTAAAGAGCCGCTATAAAACCCCATGCCATCTCCACCATTTGCTGATCCACCGTTAGTTCCACTATTATCACTGCCTCCTCCACGACCAGAATATGTGGCTCCACCACCACCACCACCCGCTCCGATTATACCCCCACCTGGAAACAGCAGAGCCGAGGACCCTCCACCACCATTACCCCTTATTAATCCATTTCCACCACCACCACCTGCTCGAAGGCTAATATTCCGTGATTCAGTAAGACCGTAGATCGTTGTTGCAGCACCTGGTGATATTCCATTACCACCCGCACCGATAGTATACTGATATGTCGTTCCCGGTATGAGTACTGTATAGTATACTCCCTGACCCCCTTTTCCACCACCACCACCTGCACCATTGACAGTGATAGTATAGTTCACCCCATCATCGGCTACGAACGAACCGTTTCCAGGAGTTGTGTACTCTCTGGAGGTTCCACGAGGATCGGCAATGAATCTTATATAACCATAACTGCCATCATCACCACTGTTCGTGCCATTCTGGGGATTTCCTCCAGAACCACCATAGACAACCTCGGCGGCAGGGATTACAATATCTCCACCGTCCAGTTGGCCAATCACAGTATAGGAACCATCACCACCAGCCGGTCCGGTGAATCCGTCAGTGTCGGGCGCCACACCGCCAACACCGAAACCACCTCCGCCGCCATCCCCGCCGCCACCACCGTCGACAAACATTCCGTCTGAAACGTATTGGTAAGCACCTCCACCTGCGCCTCCCCCTGCTACTATAGTTACATAAGAGCCCCGTTGATTAAGGTACCTTACGCTAGAAGATCCCCCACCACCAGCACCGTTTATATTACCAGGTTGACCATCAGGTCCTCCTCCATCTCCAGCAATGATATTATCGTTATCAACTGATCCTTGAGACTGGCTACCCTGCCCTCCTGATCCTACAAGGTATAAAAATTGTGAGTTAGGAGGAACATTATGTATAACTGCGATAACCACACTACCATTTCCACCCTGATTACCTCCAATACCAATGCCGTCATCAAAATTGGGGTCGCTCGATGAGGACGAACCTCCCCCTCCACCGCCAGCCGCTATATAAATTGTTAGAGTACAATAATAACCCGGTGTTCTCCATTCGCCATCTCCATCCCAAGGGTACTTTGTTATGGAATAGGAATCAGGTTTCTGTATAAATATACTCCCGTTCATACCAGACGCCGCCCCTCCTCCAGCAGTTCTTGTGAATCCTACAGCTGTTTGATATGTAGTATTGTTCGGATATACAAATCCAGCATCGCCGTTCGTGCTCTGTAGTCCACCAAAAGGTAATTCGGCAGGTAAGCCAACTAATCCGTTGGTACCGGGCTTATACCCTGTTCCTCCCACCTGACCACTTGCTGGACTTCCTACATACAATGTATACGTACCTCCTGGCATATTCCCAGTATACACAAGCTTACCTCCTGATCCATGTCCACTCCCCCCACCTGCTGCGCCATATACAGTAATTGTAGCACTGGTGGTTGTGGGGATAGTAAATGAGGTAGTTCCCGGTGTGAGATAATTTGATGGTGATGGTGCTATTCTTATACTTCCGTTGGCTGAATTTGTGCCACCTCCTCCAACAGTATAGCTGAATCCAGATGGTGGGGGTGCTATGCCAGTATTGTCATTATAGTAAAACCCCGCACTGCCATCTGAATTTATCGCACCTCCAAACGGTTGTAAAGCAGCATTTCCTCCGTAAATTTTAACACCGCTTCCACCGCCTCCAGCTGTAATATTATTACCGCCAATTGTCAGACTTGAAAATCCTCCTCCACCAGTGGGTCCGTTTCCAGATGTACCGGCCTCTCCTACCGTATACTGAATCGTGGTGTTCGCAGCAACGTTTTGAAACGTATATCCCGCAAACCCTCCGGGTCCTCCACTAGCAAACGCAGTTCCTCCACCTGCACCATACAGGCTGACAGTAACCACTGAATTATACAGTGAAGATGTTAGATATGTATAGGAACCTGCCACTGGTTGACTTACCGTGTAATTCGGTGGAATCAGGTCAGGAACTGGCTCGACGGAAAAATTGTTTCCATTACTCGACTTATCCTTCAATGTAACGACTTGCGTCGTATTTCCAGACAATCCAATCGTAGTTGAATCTTTAGCATCCAACCATACTGCCAAGTTGGAGAGTCTGGACGGATTGAAGCGTTCTTTATTTACAAGGGATATTGACATCTTATCTTATTATACTCCATTCATGACTTTTTGGATCGAAACAACCGATACCCCGGAGTGCTTGGAGAACTCTTTGAGCATTGCCCGGGTCTCTGCCTTTGAGAGTCCTTCGCACAGAACTCGGGCGATCATTCCTGATACCATGACTTTTGGTGTATGTTCCAGTTCCTCGTCGGGGGATTTGAAGATATGCTGGATAGTTTCCAAGATCTCTGTTCGTTGGTGTTCCTGGATCGACAGGCCGTTCATCATGCGCTCGGCCAAGGAGAGCTGTGTTTTGAGAAGCGGGTTCTCTTCTGCCTGGATCCCGAATGTCTGGATTGCTTTGGAGAGGGCACGAGTGGACACATTGACAATTTCCGCAATTTCCTCGTGGGTTCTGGATACACCCATGCGACGACAGGCTACAAAGAACACTGCACCCATCAGAGCCCTCCTCGTCTCCCCTCTGAGTTTCAGGGCATCCTCCTGGCCTCGAAAGAGGGCACAAGCTTCCTGAAGAATAGCTTTCGTGAACCCGTTGCGGTAAGCATACTGGTTCAGAGTTTCTAGGGCAGCCAACCACGATCGCTCGGAATGGGATGCGAGGGACCATGCCGATAAGCGCTGAATGCTCTTGAAAGCAGGAGACGATGTTTTCTTGTTCATGGCCATAGACCCATACGATGAATCGGGGAGCAATTGGTTGATGGTTAGACCGACACGAGTAGGATCTTCATTACGGTCTTCGGCTCCGTAATATCTCCACTCCGCACCCTCATCAATCGTTTGCTCCATAATCGTTCCACATGCCGTGCACACTCTCTGACCCTCTTCTACCCGAATATCCTTCTCAGAGTGTTCGTCACACATGGTTGTGTTTGTGGTCCAAGACATCCAAGTATCTCAACGTTCGTTTTTATCTGTTCATAGAATGACGCAGGAAATCCATGGCCGAGTCATCGTAGACGAACGGACGGTAATCTGCCCCTGATTTCGGAGGAGCACGCAGCCTACTAGTTTGGGTCTGCGGTTTGATCCATGAAATCACGAGAGTCAGAGTTGGTGTCATCCATACATGGAACCCCTGTTCTACGAGGGCATCTCTAACATACTCTACAGCCTCACGGTGGTCGTAAAGAGGATATCCAAACACAAACGAAGGAACATCGTATACAAAATAGGGAGCAGCGGGGTTGTGGATGGCATAGGTTTTCAGTTGGCTGGATAAATTGGAAAGAACTGGGCGCATAGCCTGCATCTTGGCAGTTTTGCGTTCTTCTTCCTGCTTCCACAGGTCTTTGGCCCGAAGCATTTTCATACACGCAGAAAAGAAGCACCAATGAAATACACGGGACTAGCTTTAAACGGTGGAGGAATGCGAGGAGTTCTTCAGGTTGGAGCACTTCAGGCACTTTCAGAAGAAATGAACGAGAAGTTTCTTCACAATATCTTTACAGACGGGGTTTACGGTATTTCTATGGGTGCCCTAATTGCGACCTTGATAGCATTTGAGTTTTCGGTGGATGATCTGAGCGTTCTCACAGAATTACTTGGAAATATGCAGGATGCGTTCCAGCCTCTGCGTCTCCAGGCTCTCTTGGGACTTACCCAGACAAACGGAATTGACGATGGGTCCAAGATCTACACACTTCTAGACACAGAGTTCAAGAAGAGGGGACTTGATTTTGGGAACCTTCGGATCGGAGATGCAGCGATTCCGCTCCGCATCATTGCCTCTGATCTGTCGAGTCTGAAAGTCGCAGTATTTGGTCAGACAATTAAGGTATGGGATGCCTTGCGTGCTTCCTTTTCCATTCCCTACATCTTTACGCCACACACGATTGAAAATAAACTGTTTGTAGACGGAGCGATTCTGTGTCGCCGTATTCTTGATGTTGTTCCCCAGAAAGATCGGGAAAACACCATGTTTCTCATGACGGCTCAGACAAAAGAGATTACGATCGACAATTATATGTCGGCAGTCCCTTTCAGCCGAAGTATCAAAGATACGTATTCTGTGAAAGACATGTATCCCCTAAACACGTGTCTGCTGATAGAAAACAGCGCACAGATGTTCACGTTCTGGGAATCGGCGGATATTGTTCGGCATCTACTCAGTGTCGGTCGCACCAGCTACCATGAGTTCAGGTCCGAGGGCCTCCACGAGAAACTCACGTAAGACACTCACTTTCGGAGGACCCAAGTATTCAAATGTTTTCGAGGATGTCTTGAGTTTGTAGGATGGGTAGGAATCCACCTTGTATTCCGAACATTTTCGGTCTGTCTCGCAGTTAATATATTGAATATCAACCTTCTTGCCGCCGTATGTGCGGTCCTTGACAATAGATTCCAGACTCTTGACAATCGGCTGGGCCTCTTCAGAGTAAGGACACCATTTCGTAAAGAAAAAGAGAAAGTGGGCTTTGTCGTCAGGGATTCCGATTTCTTTAACTTCTTCCACTAGCATTCGGCTGGCCGGGGGGTATCCACGAATAGCCCAGTAGATCCCGATAAAGACGAAGAGGGCGACTAATGTGACGCCACTTGCGATCAATCCAGTCTTGAGGACGTCCATCTTATCTATTTATTAGGATAGAGAATAGACGTTATTTTCCGTTCACGAGCATACCATTCCCTATATGCTTGTTGCTGAGGAGTATCGGAGGCCAGTGTCCACATGAGTGCATGTGTTTGGCGCTCGGGTTCACCCAGTTTTGGTTTCACAGTATACCACTTTCCATTATAGCGGAACATTTACATGTATGGGGTCGCCCCCTTAAAACTTCTTAGAAGCGGGCGGGGAAGCCGACCAGGTTGGCGCCAATACCGAAGCCGGCACCCGTGCGGGCCGAGGAGCCGACCGAGGGGGCATAGATATCGAGGATGGCGAAGACGGCGAGGGCAGTCAGGGCGATCGTGCCGATCTCATCGACACGGAGCTTCTTGCCCGGGAGCAGGTAGCAAGCCACGGCGACGGCGAGGCCCTCCAGGGCGTACTTCACTAGGCGCTTGACGAGGTCAGCGACGTCAATTCCGGCGGCGGGGGCAGGGGCGGCCTTGGCAGAAGGATCGGACATTTGTTTATACTTGATGAAGGAGAAAAATTCAGGTGACTTGGGATAAGCAAGGAATGTTCTCATCGTATGTGGTTATTATCCTGTATGTTCTAGCCATCGTGTCCCTGGAGACATGTGCGATGAGCTGTTTCAAGACGTCCATTGACGACTGGCGGTTTTTTCTTCTTGGCGTGTTCTTCTATTCGCTGGTCGGACTGCTTCTGGTTCAGACGTTCAAGCTAACCGGCATGGCGTTCACGAACGCACTGTGGTCGGGCCTGTCGGTCATGGCGACGACGACGGTGGGAGTCCTCTATTTCAAGGAAAAACTCCACCTCCACGACTACCTTGCGATTGCGATGATCGGCGGAGGCGTCCTGATATTGAAATTCACTGACTAGAAGAGTAATGGATAAGTCACTTGCGTCTATCTTCTTCCTATCGGTTGTAGAAATCTACGGCGACTTTGCCCTGCGATTCTACGCCCAGACAAACAACGTAACCTACCTGTTTCACGGCATCGCAGGATATGTGGGTGTCGTCTTTTTCCTGATACAGTCGCTGCGAACTGGAAACGTTCTTTACGTGAACGGCATGTGGGACGGCATGTCGGGTATCCTTGAAAGCCTAGCAGCATACGTGGTTCTCGGAGACCGTCTAGAGAAGCCGATGCAGTATGTCGGACTTGTCTTGACGTTTGCGGGGATCCTGCTGATGAAAGCATAATTGTGTTTACTTGTGTCCGACAAGCTTCCACACCATCTTGTGGGTGAAATGCCAGGCAAGGCCGAACACTGCGGCATGGATGAGGTTCACCGTCATCGTGGACGCCCCCGGGGGGAGACGGACCAGGACGCCGGGGGTCAGGAGATAGAACAGCACAGCAGCATATACAGCCATTCCCCACATTTGTTTGTTTATATATCTGCGTGAAAAAACCATTTTGAGACTGGGGTCCAGTAGATATAAATGAGCTCTTCTTCGACTCGCCAGAAAGTTGAACTCCCAACGCACGAGGATGGCGAGCTAGTTGATTACCTCGAGGAGGACCCCGAGCTGCCCAACCAGCGCTACTGTATTGTGTCCTTCATCTCGCCTGAGAAGGTGATCGAAAAGAAGAACGACTTCTTCTTCCAGAAGTTCATTCAGTGGATGGACTATGATTGGAAGGTCAAGGGTCTTGAGCATTTTGCTGCCTATATCTCCCAGAAGTATTCCCTGAAGGTGGATGATATCATGAAGGATATCCATGAGTTCGAGAAGACGCACCGTGAGGACGTGAAGAAGACGGATGTCCCCGAGCAATACCAGGTATTCCTCCTCAAGCACGAGAAGGAGGTTCAGGAGGCGTTCGATAAGGCCAACAGCTTTCAGTGTAATATCCGTGGTGTCAAGGTCCGCCGTGCATTCCCATCGTACGAGGAGGCGCAGCTGTGGTGTAAGGTGCTCCAGCGCAAGTATCCCAAGGACAATCTGATGATTGGGCGTATGGGTTGCTGGCTGCCGTGGGAGCCGTCCGAGCACCTGATGGAGAACGTGGAGTATGCCAACTCCCAGCTGAACGAGATCATGCGCAAGTACAAGGAGAACGAGTCGAACCGTGAGCTGTTCTTTGCGGAGGAGCGTGAAGGGGCGATGAAGGCACAGCGTGAGGAGAACGCTAAGCGCCGGGCGGAGCAGGCTCAGCTGAAGGCGCTGGAGGCCCCTATTCACCCGGCGGAGGGCGGAATGCGGGAGTAAACGGGTTACGTCCCCTGTTTCTTCACCCATACCGAAGGACCACGACGACTAGAGGCAAGTTCCGCATTGTAATCGTTGGCGGCAAGCATAGTTGACATAAACGGTTTGTTGTCAGCCCACAGGGAATCGGCACACATATGAAACTGCGGGTGATCGCTGGCCTTATACCAAAACACCTGATCTTCCAACTTGTTTGAGACGGATGAGTTACATATGACAATACATTCGTAATTCTCTGTGCACTGGTCCATGAATTGGCAGAACATCTCAAAGGAGGGAAACATACCTGCGTAGTTTTCGTAGATACGTTTTCGATTTCCAATGATGTTTTCACGCAGAATGAACACAAAGTCCACGTTCGTGCGGAGAGAGGGGGGAATACCGAGAGGGTACTGCATAGTAATCATGGTAGACAAATCGACGTGACGACCGTTCATGAAGACGTAACGTGTAGATTCCTGCTGAATCCAAGTATTGTCGAACAGACAGTCGTCAAGAATCAGGAACGCACGAGGATCTACGTTGGATCCCGATCCACTATTACCACGCTGCTGTTTGAGCGCCAACTGACGACGAATGACGTTCATGATAATTTCAGGTTTGTATTTGTCATGAATGAGTTTGGAGGGGACCATATCCTGGAAAAATCGATTGGCTACCTCCGTTCCCGAAATCACTGTTCCAATGGGGAACGCATCCTGATTGTGAAAGAGGATATCACGGACCAAGAAAGACTTTCCAGTATCCTTCTTGCCGATGATCACGATCATAGGAGATTTGTGCGAGTCCATGGCACACCTCTCCTTGATCACGTTCATATTGAATTGCCGAATGTTAAAGTTCATTCTACCCTATACTCATTTCTCAGAAGATAATAAGATGGCGAAACACGCATACGCCTACAATATCCACAGCATCCATTTATCGACGGGGGATTCTATGCGTGTCACTGCCAATATTGCGATTTTTTCGGTTCTATACGCACTTGCCGGAGGATTCCTATCGTTTGTGCTCTACTACCTATTTGATACGTATGATCCAGAATGGGAATCCAAGGGTCTGACCCATCAACTATTGGATGTTGGTCTTGAAATAGCTGTCATAGGTCTTGTAGCCTTTTGGTTAGTATATTTCATCAACGTAAGCACTCCGATCATTCCTGTCCGCAAGGGTCTGGAAGATTTCGTGGATTCGTATACGAGCGGTCTGTTCTTCATGTTTGCCATCTTCATCTTCCTGGAAGGGTTCACTAGCAAACTGAAATACTTGTTCAATCATATGCTGGCCTCTCATTTCGACGTGATTTTCCCTGCTGATGGATCTATCATCGATGGATCCCTGCGGTATAGCAATGAGCAAAAAGCAGGGAAGTATACATAACGGGAAACCGAATGCCTAAGCCAACGCCGGACTTGCGAACATCCAATGTCCATCTGGATGTTCAGAAGTGTTCCAACCTCCAGGGTCTTCAGGAACAGGCCCAGAAATTCTGGGGTCTTCGCCGCATCCAGCCTTACTTCCCTTCCATCCAGAAACTGTTCAAGCTGGAAAATGTTCGAATGCCATACCATTACGGCCTGAAACTACGTCTGCCGATCCAGACAATCAGTAGCGATTCAGCCGTCTACGTCTCTGGTCGGGAAGTCCCGATTCATCTGAAGAAGACTATGTTGTATTCTCCTTACCATGTCATGCACGGAGAGTATGCGGGAACGGGTCTTCCCAATACGGACGACGTATCTGCCGAACCTCTGCGGATCCAGAACCCCTACAATGCCGCCTATGTCGGTTCTCTGGCCTCTCTTGTTCTGTCGGAATCGGAATGCCAGCATTTCCCACGTGTCTACGGGGTATTCTCTGGGATCTCCGAGCGACATGTCCTGGATATTTCAGACGATTACGAAGATCTTTGTGATCGCCCGTGGTTCTCCCAGAATATTGGGCACTTCTTTGATCTGCGCCTGCGCAAACCCGAAGTCCCAGTTCTTGAACTTGCTGAGTCGTCTGAGGATATTGATCTGGGAGCAGTAGATTTGGAGCCTATGAATATCCCTACCCCGCCAGTTCTTCCTTCTGCATACGACGGAGATACGGAAGAGACGCCGGAAGAAATGGGTGAATCGGATAGCTGTTCTACCGATTATATTTTCGGAGTCCGGTCGTGTGGAAGTGATAGCGAAGGGGAGGACGGGGACGACGACGAAAGCGAAGAGACTGGGTCTGGGTTCTCCCAGGAAGAGCATGACGAGGCGTTTGCCCACGCCGTATTCAAGGATGCCCCCATTCAGATCACGGTGATGGAGAAGTGCGAGGGGACGCTGTATACACTCTTCAAGGAGACTCCCGAGACGGAGAAGCGATGTGCATGGATTGCCCAGGTCATTTTCGCACTGGCGTTTGCCCAGCGGACATTTGCGTTTGTCCATAATGATCTTCATGTGATGAATGTCATGCACGTTCCTACTCCCCTGGAGTTTTTCTACTACAATGTGGGTGGAAAGAGTTACCGAGTTCCCACGTATGGTAAACTCATTAAGATCATTGATTTCGACCGGGCATCGTTTTCCGTAAAAGTCCCAAAGATGAAAGACTCAAAATTCTTCATGTCTGACCAGTTTCACCAGGACGAAGAGGCAGGGGGACAGTATAATGTTGCCCCATTCTACAACCCCAAGTATCCCGAAATCAAGCCGAATCCGTCGTTTGATCTAGTCCGTCTTGCTACCTCTCTGTTCTGGGACTGTTTCCCGAACGGACCTGATGACAAGTATATGTCAAACCCACTGTTCAAGATGTTCATGACATGGCTCACACTTCCCGATGGGAAGTCTATCCTGTTCCGTGATCCGGAGAATGGAGACTTCAGTGAACGATACCGGGGATTCCACCTGTATAAGGCGATTGCCAGGTACTGCCGAGATACGGCAGTGCCTCGCAAACAAATTGAAAAGTTTGGAGCCGTTTATGTTACAGATAAAGTTCCAAGGGGAGAGGCGTGTCTAGTAATTGAGTAATTACTTCTTCACGCACTTCTTGGCATCCTTATCCCAGTGTTCACCATCCTTACAATGGTGCTCCATTCCCTCCTTTCCGCCGTAGAGAACGGACCAGGCGGCGGCGTGGGTGAAATGGTAGACCAGGGCAAAGACAAGACCGTGGGTGGCGGCAACGACCAGCTTAGATCCACCAGGGGGGAGGCGAAGGAGAACGCCGGGAGTCAAGGCAACGAACAAAACTGCGACAAATCCAACCATCAGCCAGTGAATCATAGTGTTTTATATACATTGTATATTTGATTTAGAACGACGGCTTGCCGACAAACATATCCTGGACGGCCGTGGACGCAACAGATGCGGTGGCTACAACAGCCTCGGTGTCTCCTCCCATGGCAAAGAGAAGTCCGCCCGCACCGGCTCCAGACAGCAGACCAATCTTAGACGCATCCGCCCAATCAACCGGCTGCTTCTTAGTATACCGCTCGGCAGCATACACTGCCATTCCTGCGAGGGCTACCAGAACAATGACAATCAGAAGATTCGTGTCCAGCATTGTTCTATTTGATAGGTTCGGGTGGATTTGTTTACAGCTTTAGAACGAGCTCTCCGTCCTTAGCCTCTAGCTTGACCTCCTTCTCTTCTTCTTCCTGAATTCCAAGATCGATCTCGGCGGTCTCGTCGGACAGCTGGAGCTTAGGGTGGTCCTCATCGTCGGTTCCAACATCGTCGTCGTCGTCCTCGGATTCTTCTACTTCGAAGGCTACCTTCTTTTCCTCAGGAGCAGGAGCAGGTTCGGGGGCAAGGGCAGGGGCGGGAGCGGGAGCGGCCGCAATCTCGGTTGGCTGAATCACATCCTCGGCCTTCTGGGTCGCATCCTCCACCGAGAAATACGTATTGACAATCGACTGCCACGGGAGGAAAGAGTCCAGAACGGTATCAAACGCCGTATCTAGAATCACATCAATCTCCTTACGGTTGCGTGCCTGCTGCTCGGTGGATACACCGACCGTGCGAAAAAGGTAAGCGTGTTCCCATGCACGACGAGCCACCTCCTTGTAATATTCGTGGACGAACTTGGGCAGGGGCGGACGCTCAAACTCTACATCAATACTGTCCTGGGTAGAACGGTACTGGATCGCAGCAAATGCACGGAGGTAAGTCAGGAGAACGCCGGTCAGAAGCTCTTCTAGATACGAACACTTGGAGGCGGTAATAATGCGCTTGACTTCGGCCTGGAGAACGTCTTCTGTCCATACGGGGATACGGGTTAGAAGGTTCTGGAACGTCTTCAGAATCTGATCAGTCTGATTATTCTTCTCGCAGATGGTCTTGGCGTTGTCGTAGACTGACCAGATTCCCTCAGCGACATGGGGGAGGACCATAAGCGAAAAACGGTTGCGGATATGGCGCTTGGCAAATTGTGCCTCTTCCTTGAGTGACATTCTGATTTGTATTGTTGGTTCAGAACTTTACGTGTATAATGAACGCCAGTTTTCTGGCAGAGTAGTATTGAAATCTGTCAAGACCGTCTCTACCATCTTGCGGGTAAGTTTCATGGGGAATGTCACGGGGATCCAGAACTTGTATGCCTTGGCGCTCTCCTCGTCGGAGATGCGGATAAGGTTGACACGAGCAACGACGGCTTCCACGACCCGAATGAGGTTGCGCATTCCCGCCTCGTTGTTGGAGTATTCCTTGATGATGTATTCTGCGGCCTCTTCGTCGGCCGACAGATCTTCTCGGGAAATCCCAGCGTGGCGAAGGATATCGGGCCAGATATAGTTGGCGACAATCACCTTCTTTTCGGCATCCTTGTATCCTGGGATATTGATGACCCGCATACGATCCTTGAGCACGGGGTGGACCCGCTCCTCGTCGTTGAATGAGAACACGAAGAGGCACTGAGACAGGTCAAAGTCAATTCCAGCAAAGTAGCGGTCGTGATACTGAGAGTTCTGGGACCGGTCGGTGAGATGGATGAGCATGGAGATGATTTCTTCACCGTGGGGAGTGCCGCTGACCTTATCAAGTTCGTCAAAGTAGAGGACAGGATTCATGCATCCAGCCTGGATGATCGAGTCGACGATACGGCCCCACATCGATCCCTCATACGTATACGAATGACCGGAGTAATGTGCGATATCCGATGCGCCACCGAGGGATGTGAAGATGAAGGGCCGACCGAGAACTTCGGCGATTCCGTTGCGGGCGAAGGAGGTCTTGCCTACACCCATAGGTCCACGCATGGCAATCACATTGCCGACGGAGGTAGGATTTGAAATCCACTGGGCGAGTACTTGTAGAATCTGGGTCTTGGCAGACAACATTCCGTAGGTGGCCTTGTCCATCTTTGTCCTGGCGTCTTTCAAGAACATCGAACACTTTTCCGGTCCGTCCTTGATCGTCACAGGAAGGGGCACATTCTTGCCGAAGGGAACACGGAGCACACCGTCGATCCAGTTCCGGAGTTTCTGCGATTCGCCATTCTCGGACCCCATGCGGTTCATGGCGTCTACTTTGCGGATGATCTCAGACTGAACTTTCGCAGGCATGTCAATATCCAGAACACGGAATTTGTAAGGGATCTCGGATTCGCCGAGAAGATCAGATACAGTTTTCATCTTCTTGAGTGCACTTTTCTTTGCCTGTTTCGTCAGACTCTCAAAGTAGTCGCTTTCACGACGGGAAAGACGGATTGCCGGTTCATCTTTATCGTTCTTCTTCTGCTTCTTCTTGTCATCGTTGTCCCCGGAAATGGTGAACATGGGATGGTTCTTGAGCTTGCTGGCAAACAAATTTTGGATGAATGCGTGAGGAATCTCATCGTCGTCTTCCTCTTCGTATTCTTCACCGTATCCATCCTCATCCTCATCCTCATCGTCATACTCAGCTTCGGCGTCCACATTTGCATGGAGGTGGATTTTTACGGAGACTGGCATATTGAACGGGACCTTGATTCCATGGATGACCTGATCCTCCTCTTCCTCCTCCTCTTCTTCTTCGTCCAGCTTCAGCCCAAGCTTCGCTTTCGTCTTCGTCTTTGTCTCTGGCTCCGACTCGTCTTCAAACTCAGAATCTTCTTCGTCGTCGAAGAGCGTATCATCATCTACCCACCGCACGCTCTCTACAGGCTTGTCCTTGCTGCGTAAAGGGTATCGGTTGTTCTTGTTCTTCTTGGGCGACTTCTGCTCCGGCGGAGGTGGAGGAGGAGGAGCAGCTTCTCCGCTCTTCGTACGACGACGGCGGGCGGTCTTGATTTCGGACATATTACTCTTGTCCGCCAGAAGAAAGTTTGGCAGGACAATCCATTTTGTCGGATATGTATAAGGAATGGACGCCGCTTTCATAAAGAAGGCACAAAACATCGTAGATTACGAAGTTGCGCACGACCCGAAAGTCCGTGAGGTTCTTCAGATCGTCAAAGAATTTATTCAGTCAAAGCGTGTCCTGTGTTACGGCGGAACAGCGATCAACAACCTCCTGCCGAAAGAAGATAGGATTTATGATCCCAACTACGACGTTCCAGACTACGATTTTTACAGCGAGAAGCCCCAGATCCATGCCCTAGAACTCGCAGACATTTTCTACTCCCGTGGATTCCGAAATATTGAAGTCAAGCCGGGTGCGCACTTAATGACGTTCAAGGTGTTTGTAGATTATACTGGCATAGCCGACATTACCTATCTGGAGACACCGATTTTCAAGCATCTCTGGGATGAGGAAATCATCAAGGGTGGAATTCATTATGTGTCCCCGAACTTCCTGCGGATGTCCATGTATCTCGAACTGTCTCGTCCCCGTGGCGACGTCTCTCGCTGGGAAAAGGTCTACAAGCGTCTCATGCTCCTGAACAAACATTACCCCGTGGGATGTAAGGCTCACCCAGAAAAGGGATATGCGATAGTAGGAGACGCCGAACGAAACGGGATTGAAAAGCTCCTCGTGACCAAGAATATTGTTCTCTTGGGAATCCACGCCCTAGATCTTCACTCAAAACTACGAAGCAATGTATGGCAAACACCCATCGATGTTCTGGCCGACGATATGTCAGAGGCAATCAACCAGTTCATGAACGTTCTGGGAGAGGGCGTAGATGTCCAGGAACGGCCAGCCTACGCTGAACTCCTCCCTGCCCACGTTGATATTCTTGATAAGAAAGGGGACCTCATCGTGCGTGTGTTCAAGACATTTGCGTGCCACAGTTACCATCTCCTCCAGAACGGGTTGCGAGTCGCCTCTATTCCCACCCTGCTCCAGTTCTTCTTTGCGTTTGTCTACGCCGACGCCCATTTCATTGAGGGTGGGTACGACCAGGATCGTGTCATCTGTATTTGCCAGCGCCTGATGGATCTTGCGGCCTCGACCAAACGCAGGTTTGAGCTTTTGACACCACTAGATTGCCTGGGACACCAGGATACACTCACGGAAATCAAGAAGAACAAGAGCGATCTCTTTGAAAAGACTCCCAAAAAATCAAATGAGTTCTTGAGGCTCTTTTTTGCCTATAAACCTGGAACACTGAATAAGACACAGAAGAACCGGATAAAAACTGTTCTTCGGAAAACGTCAAAGGCAACCCACGACCAAGATCAAGATCTAGTAACGGATCAGACTAACTGAAACTCGCAGGGTGCTGAAGGGAGTGAGAGACCCCGTGCCGCAGGGAGAGCATTGAGGGACCTGGTAACCACGAGTCGACATAAGCGCATTCGACGGACCATACGACTGAGTGGTATGGGCCATATCTAGAAGATCTGTGTGGGAGATGCCGCCGATGGGTGACTCTTTTTTTCCCGTCGAACTCAGATTCTGGTAATTACGTTTCGCACCCTGCTGACGTAGAAGACGAGTCACGTCCGAGGCATCACGAAGCTGAGTCACAAAGTTTGCGCTTGTATCCTTGCCAACACCATACGCAATAGAGCATGTGGACATCGTATCTTTATTGATGGCTAAGAATAAAGTAATACTACAATGGAAGACCTCATCCTGCTTTTCCTTGTGATTGTTCTACTCGTCGCAACTGTAGGGATGACTCAGGGGAGGGAACATATGACAGAAGAAATCAAGCCTCCGACCAAAGAAGAAAGTTACAATAAGGTTGCAGCTGCGTTATCCAAGTTCGGTCCTTCTGGAACATACTCAGCCTTCGATACCCAACTAAAAATGCAGGAGGATGTCTTGATGCGTAGCGAAGAAGAATAAGAGTAAATGTAATACCTATACAATGAAGTCTTATGCTTATCTCCTCGTAGGGTTTGTCCTTCTAGCGATGGTTGCCGTTTCGATGTTGTCGCACCGAGAGCGGTTTGGTCTGAGTGATATGGGAGCAATCGGTGGAATCAAAGATCGCCTCACGGCTATGGAGAATAAAATCAAGGAATCTGACGATAAGCGCAAGGAAAGTGTAGGAACACTGAATTCAACCCTCCACTAAGAATAATAATAACGAACGGATGAAGTCTTATGTCCTCATAGGATTTGTAATGCTCGCAATTGTCGGTCTGATATTTATCACACGACAGCAACGAGAACGAGAGCGGTTTGATGTAGATCCTACCCTTGCCCAAGAACTAGCGCCCCAGAATACTCGGCTGGCGATCATTCAGAAGAAACAAGAGAAGGCCCAGGATGCTATTAATGCTGGAGCAGGAAAAGCGAAGATGGATGGTATTTAAGAGTTTACTGGTGACTTCCGATCCACCAGTCGGTGGAGAGATACGAGGGGTAGTACTGCAGAGTATCGGCGCTGACAGACGGCCGAGTATTCGCAAGGCTGCGGACGGCGTCGGGAGACAGAGCGTAATTGTAATAGACTAGGCTTCCAATCTGACCGTTCCATCCTCCGCCACCGGCAACGTAGACCGGCTGCTGATTCTGTAGCGGGAGTTTCTTCATGGTTACGTGACGGTAGAGGAGTCCGTTCACGTATACATCTAGGGAAGTCTGGTTCACGCATACAGCAATATGGTTGAGCTTACCAGCAGGAAGATTTCCGATCACGACCTTTTCAGGGTGAGACTTATCATACGTATCCTGTGTCACCGTAATCTGATTCTTTCCACGGGTCATTATGACGGACGGAGACTGTAGAGAAAGATCAGGGCCGCCCTTTGTAAACAAAATAGGGTTATTCGGCGGATCAAAGTCGTTAATCTGGATCCAGGCGGCATACGAGTATTCAATGCCCTGATCCTCGTTGTTAGAGAGAGGCAGAAGTGCGTCAAACTCCTGACTTGTCTGTCCGTCCTGCAGCGGCCCTACAATGGTTACACTCGTCATGACTGGTCGGAGTCCACTCGGTGTTCCAGACCAAAACCCGTAACTAAACTCGTATGCGAGAAGAATCATAACGCCAATAACAATGAGCGTCATCAGTGAAATGAGGATGGTCCGAGTATCCATTCCTTGCTATTATTTAGTAGGTATACTTGTTTAATTCCTGTCCTGCCGGGTCAACCACGGCCAGTTTGACAATGTATGGCTGGGTGGGTGTATTTGCCGTAGAAGCAGTCTGGGAAACAGCAGCTGACGGGGGGCCGGCCTGGTAGAACGCCATAGCCATCGCAGGATTCAGGGCACCGGCATAGAAGTTGAGTGCAGCCAGATTTCCAGAGAATCCGCCGTTGGTCATGACACCGCAGTCTCCACCAGGGGCCTTGGGGACAGCGGGGAGCAGGCACGAACGTACGAGCATTCCGTTGAGGTATATATCTACGTTGCGATTGCTGACCGAGAGTGAGACACAGAACCACGACTGGAGAGGGACGTTCTTCACCTTGCACGTGTAAGAATCATCCGTGGAACCACCGGTGTATCCTACCGGCGCAGGACTGCTTGATCCTCCAGACCCCGCCGCACCCGCCATCAAATTGATCTTGACGTCCAGGGTGTTCTCAACGGGGTCGAGGAACACGTAGGGGTTCAGTGCTCCAGCGGCACCTCGGGTGAGAACAGTCTTCTCCTGTCCGAACATGTAGTTCCAGTCCTGGATAAACATCCACCACTGCACACCGTAGTTACCACCATTGGTTCCGACCGAGACGGGGATTGACGATCCAGGAATAACCATGGACCGGTTGGTCGTAACACCTGCCGCCGGGGTCACTGTCCCCGACCAAGTTGGCGCCTTATATGTTCCCTCGTAGAGGAAATACGTTCCGTAGATCACAAGAGCCGCCAGGACCGTGAAGATAGTGAACCACATAGCACGGGACTGGAACGGATCGGTTGAGCGACCAAAGTAGTAGTATGCCAAGCCAATTTCCACAACTATAAAGACGATAGTGGCAATCATAGGTCCAACCATGAATGTCATAGAAATACCGTTGGCGGGTCCCGCTGTCTGAGTCGGTGGCTTAGCGTTCGGGTCTTTGGCCGCCGCCGCCGCCACAGCTGCTGCATTCGGATCGGAGGTGCTCATTCTTATTGTTTAGAGAAGAGGTAAAAACGGAAGGAGAATTGTCTTGTTGGCAGATAGACCAATTGAACTGAAGATGACTACCCTAACAATCTTCTGTAATAACTGCGGACAACGAGGGCATACATTCCGAGACTGCGGCGAGCCTGTCCTGTCCTGCGGAATTATCCTAATACGAAACTTGACGAATCCAGGCGACCCATCGTGTCTCCCTCTTCCCCAAGAAGATGTAGAAGTCTTGATGGTCCGACGCAAGGACAGCATGTGTTATACCGACTTTATCCGTGGAAAATTTGATCCCACCGACAAGGCGTATGTTCGCACACTTCTCGACAATATGACACAGCAAGAACTCTCCCGTATTAATTCTGAAACGTTTGAGGCGCTGTGGTCACGGCTCTGGAACAATTCAGATCGGCACGAATACGAACTCAAGTTTGCGAAAGAGAAGTTTGAGTCTGTTCGTCCCGAGATAGAATCGTCAACGTCGGTCTATACAGAACCCGAATGGGGGTTTCCAAAAGGCCGGCGCCTGAAATGCGAAAGCGATCAAGGTTGTGCAGAGCGTGAATTCTTCGAAGAGACGAATATCATGCGGTCGTCGTACACGATGGTGTCGGGGATTCAATTGGAAGAGACGTTTGCCGGAACCAATGGAATCATGTACCGCCATAAATATTTCGTCGCAGTGATGTCCCGGCCCGACCGCATTGATATTCATCAACGGTTCACTAATATGCAGAAGCGGGAAATCTCGGCGATCGGATGGAAGACGATGGCGGATTGTATGCACTTGACCCGACCACAATATACGCAGCGACACGAGATGCTCCAAACACTCTCTCAACTCGCTGAAACGCTTGAAGTTCGTCTCCCGAAGGAATAATAAGAGATGGCCATATTTGCTTTGACAACAGGACGTGAATGGGGAATTATGATCGGCGTTGGACTCGGCCTGTACGCATTCTTTTTCCTTCTTGGATTCGGATTTTCAGCAGCAGCTACATTCCATAGCTGTGAGAAAGTCGACGCCGCAAAGAATGCTAAGCATGGAGCCATCTGGGGTGCTTACCCCGGTATCGCATGGTTCATTATCCGAACCTTCGAGATTCTCCGTGTCCAGTTTGACCGGTTCTATCGCAGCTTTGATTCTACGACTGAAGGGATTGAACGGGCAGGATGGATATCCATAGGATACTTCCTTACCCTCGCATGTGTGGTAGGAATATACGGCCTTGTCGGAGACTCTATTACCGATATTTGTATTCCTAGCGTGGATGAAGCGACACAGTTCAAGCAGAACATGCTCGATCAGAAAGCTAAAAAGGATGCAGCCGTCAAAGCTGCCCAAGAATCAACACCGGCTGTCAAACCGGTAGTAGATAGTGGACAATCAGGTAAGAAGCAATAGCCAGCATAATGATCCACCACCAGAGGGGAAAGACCGTCGAATCCTTGCGCCCCGCACCAAACTCCCGAACCCGTCCGCCATCAAAGACGAGGGCCGGACGGAAATACAGCAGGGCAGACACTAGAAAGAGGTAGATAGTGACCATCCATACACGGGGGTCTCCGTCCAAATTCATTGTATCATGAACGTATTTTATTTACGTTGTTGATACAATATGACCTCGGCATTCGTATTGCCGAACCGTAAAGCTTTTGCCGATTACATTGCCCGAATCTACCTGAAATACCGGAAAGATCCCGCCCCCGACGACGAGGGCGTTGACCTATGTCTCCAACAAACCGGAAAGACGACTCGGGAACTCCTGCCCTACCAGAAACTCGTGCGAGACTACTTGTCCATTGAAACTCCGTATCGTGGTCTCCTAGTCTACCACGGTCTTGGATCGGGCAAAACATGCTCGGCGGTGGGAGTGGCAGAATCCCTCTTGTCGAATAAGAAGGTCTGGGTCATGCTCCCCGCCTCTCTCCAGGACAATTTCAAGCAGGAGATCCGTAAATGCGGAGATGCCATCTACGTTCAGAACAATTTCTGGGAAGTGCGTATCATTCGCACAGAAGCCGACAAGACCCCGGCACTCGCTCTTGGTATGTCCCCCGAGTTTTTGAGCAAGGGACGGTATTTCGTCACGGTCGCTGGCAAGGAGTCTAATTATTCAACACTGCCACGAGATGCTCAGCAGGGGATTGATGCCCAGATCGATGACCTTATCAAAACAAGGTACAATTTCATAAATTACAACGGTCTTACCGGCGAAAGTGTTCGACGTATTGTCACGGATGACGACCCACTGAAATCCAACCCTTTCGATAACTCAGTAGTCATTATTGACGAAGCCCACAACTTGATTTCACGAACTATCAATAATTCCGATATCGGCAAGCGTCTGTACGACTCGATCTACTATGCCAAAGATTGTAAAGTTGTGGCCTTATCTGGAACTCCCCTCATCAACCGCCCCAATGAAATCGCCTACCTCCTCAACCTCCTTCGTGGACCCATCGAGCGTATCGTGATTCCCGTGAAGGAACTCCCGACATGGGACGAAGCGGGAATGAAAAAGTATTTCCGTAAACTGCCCGAAGTAGATACCGTAGAATTCAATAGCGTGAAACGGTCTATCCAGATCACTCGTAACCCAGGTCATTTCAAGTCGGTCTACAATAACGAGGGGGACCGTATTGCCGTGCAGTATGATGAGGCAGTGACCTACAAGACTCCGGGGGATTGGGTGGATACGATTCGTGAATCGTTTGCGGCCACATTTCCCGGTGGAGTCCTTGCGGCTCGTGAAAATATTAAGCGTGAAGCTCTTGAATGCCTGCCCACCGATTTCGCAGAGTTCATGAATACTTTTGTCGAGGGTCTTGATGTGAAGAACGCCATCCTCTTCCAGAAACGTGTACAGGGACTCGTGTCCTACTACAAGGGATCAGATGAACGTATGCTGCCCAAACGGGTGGACGACGACAAGATGTTGGAAAAAATTGAAATGTCTGACGAACAGTTCAATCGCTACCTCGAAGTCAGGTGGAAAGAGATCCAGCAAGATTCCAAGAAACGCACGGGGGCATCTGCGCTCAACGAAGATATGAAGACCTATCGTGTCATGTCCCGCCTAGCATGTAATTATGCCGTTCCACCCGAATACCGCCAACTTGCCGGTGAACAAGCAGCAGAAGACGATGACGACGAAAAGAAGGCCCTGATTCTTGCCAAGTTGCGTGAGAACCCCGACAAGTATTTGCGTGATGAAGGACTGGCCACGTATTCCCCGAAAATGCGCAAAGTCCTAGCCAATGTCCGTGCGACTACTGGGGCAGAAAATTTCAAGAATCAGTTCGTTTATTCCCAGTATCTCAAGCTGGAAGGACTCGGAATCTTTGCGGCCATTCTCGATGCCAACGGATACCAGCGTTACCGTCTCGTGAAAGAGGGAGGCAAGTATCGTGAAGCTCCCGATATGGATCCTGCCAAACCCGCATACTCGTTCTATACCGGAGGAATCGATAAGGCCGAGTTGGGAATTACACTTGCGATGTTCAACGAAGATTATAAGGGACTCCAATCCGTATACCCCGAACATGCCCAGAGTATGAAAGATAGTATTCTAAAACGGGGAGGCAAGAAGCTCTTGTGTATCCTGATGGCTACATCCAGCGGCGCTGAAGGCATTAACTTGAAGAACGTCCGACATCTCCATATCATGGAACCTCATTGGAACCCTGCCCGCCACGATCAAGTGATTGGACGTGGTATTCGCTTGTGTTCTCACGCCACCCGTCAAGTGTTGACCGCAGACTCTATTACCGTAGACACTGTTCCACTGGAAGACAGGACAATCCGCATCTCGTTCTATGTCTCTGTATTTGCAGCAGCTCAGGCAGCATCCAATACGGCTTACAATATTGTCCCGATTCGACGGGCGGATACAGGCTCCAAGAAATATGATGCCCCAGAAGGAGCGAGGGCACCTGAAGCGTTCATGTCTAGCGACGAGTTCCTGTATGAAGTCTCCTATGAAAAGGAGCGCATCACTGCCGGGATTACTCGTCTTATTAAACAGGCAGCCGTAGATTGTGAGATCCACCGCAAACTCCATTCTCGTGAGAAGCCCGTGCTCCAGTGTATGCGGTTCGACAGCACGGCCAAGGGTGAGGATCTCGCATTCAATCCAAATATCAAGGACGATGAGCGAGATGCCTCGTATCTCAAAAACATGATGAAGCGGTCTCGTCGTCTCCAGAAAGTCAAGATCAAGGATTTCTTATTCTTGGTCGATCCGGATACTCACGAAGTCTTTGACGAGTCGGCGTTTGGAGATAAACAACGACTACTCAAATTAGGGACACTCAAGGAAGACCGGATTCAGTTCTTTACGTATGATTAAGTTTAGGCTTAATCTTTCTTCTCGAGGATACTCTCCAGGAAGTTGTCACAGATCTTGGACCACGGGCGAGAACGGGCCAGGGCCACGCACTTCTCGGACGTCTCACGACCCAGCATCCCAACAGCCTTCTCTAGACCCTCGGCAACACTCTCGGCGGTCGCAGTGTACTCCGTCAGACCGACGCCCGCCGTCATCTGGAGATACGAATACGACGTGAGCGGCAGACGCACGCTCGTCTCGTCTGTCATGAATGCCTTGTAGCATTCCAGGTCTAGAACGACCTGGGGCGCACCCGTCGCCATATGCTCAAGCTGGCACAGACCGAATCCCTCGCCGTTCGACGTGTTCACACCTACATCTGCGATGTTGTAGAGCTGGTTGATGGCCTCATCGTTGAAGTAGGCAGTGGGGGGCGTCGTATCTACGATCGAGACACGGGTGCCATACTTCAGATTGTCCACACCCAGGAGCTCGAGCTCGTTGAGGTAGATCTGGAGAGGCTGGTAGAATGCACCTCCCTCGGGCTTGACGCCCGTAACCATCAGGAGATGGTAGGGAGCATCGGGGAACTTCTTGAGTAGGCGAGCAAAGCCCATGATGGTGAGATCCAGACGCTTGCGCTGGGAGTTGCGGTTCATGTTTAGGAATACTCGGGCATTCGGGGGAATGTTCAGGTTCTTGCGAATACCCGCCCGCTCCGAATCCGACATGGGCTTGAACACGAGGGTATCTACACCATGCTCCATCACATCAATCTTGATATTGGGCGTGGTGAGACGGGTCATGAGGTGCTGCTTCCACGTCTCCGTGAAGCAGATGATACGATCGGCGGCGTTCTCAATATTGCGAAGTAGACCCATGTCCGCACCCTTGTAGACCTGGTCCAGGTAGACCCAGAGCTTCCACGTCTTGGTGACATCCTTCGTCTGCTGAATGAACTGGTTGATGATGATGGGATCGTTGTAGATCATGATAATGTCGGGGTTCACCGTCTCGACATACTCACGGAACTTGTTGAAGCCGAACCCCTGCTCCTTAGGGTCCTCGTTGGCGGCGGCATCATACTGGATCACACCCTTGATTGGGCGGGCAGGCTGAGGGAGGCGGGCGGGGGTGCGCTGGAACCCGAAATGAAAAATCTTCACAAGCGGCTGAAGAGTTCCCAGCTGCTTGAGGAGGTTGTAAGATACCTTGGAATATCCCGTAACCTGCTCGGTATGCGTCGAAACGAGTAGGAAGCGAACAGGGGGTGCCATTTGATTATTAACCTTTTCTATCTGTAAATACAATAGCCATGACAACTCCTATCCTCCCAAGTCAGCAAACACGCTTCAAGAGTGCGTCTGAAGTGACGACTATGCGCAAGCGCACGGTTGTCAACAACTACTATGGAAACTACCCTCAGGACCAGAAGCGGGCATATGCGTCTACCTACACGACATTTCAGGCTGGAGCGGTGGCCAATGATATTGGAGAATCTGTAGTCTCATCGATCCCGACATGCACGACAAACAGTCGAGGATTTGTACTCTCAAGCAATAAAACAGTAGTTCCTACAGGTGAGAAAGCTACTCCGAACATGTATGTCTCTTCAAGGGCGTATATCAACAATCCTCAGTAGTAGGCCACTCCTGGTGCCACCATATTCTCCTTCATTTTGGGGATCTTGGTGAACTCGGAGAACCTGTCCATAAACGGAATGGGGGGAATCGGATACAATTGGTGGACCGAGTTGCCCGTATATGCCTTCTGAATCACCCTGCGTGTCTGTGTCCCAATCCAGTCGTATCCGTAGCGAACGCTCATATACGAGTGAATCAAGACAAGGATCACAAGGCCGCCAATAACGATATACGGCAAGTTCCGATACATTAATCATATCGTATAAGATAATATAGTATGCCGGGCGGCCTCATTCAACTCACTGGCTTTGGTGCCCAAAACGTCTTTGTCAATGGAAACCCTTCCATGACCTACTTCATCAAGATGTACAAACGCACCACCAACTTTGCGATGGAGCATTTTCGGCTGAGCATTGCCAATATTACGGACACGACACTGCCGGCTGCCGGAAAGAAAACGTTCAACTTCCCCGTTCCTCGCTATGCTGATCTTCTCCATGACTGCTACGTATGTGTCCAGATCCCCGATATCTGGTCCCCTCTCTCCGGATACGACCAGAACACATCCGAGGCATACGAGACAGCTTTCCAATGGTCCCGCAATCTCGGCTTCAATATGATTGATACTGCTTCAGTTCTCTTCAACGGAAACGTAATATGTAGTGTCACAGGTGAATGGTTGAAAGTCAAGAGTTATCTGAAGAGCAACAAGACGCAGCGTGACAAGCTAGATACCATGGTCGGGAATACGCCAGATATGTATGATCCCGCCAATGCCCGTGGCCGTCTAAATCAGTATCCCAACGCCATCAATGTTTCAGCCACAAACACTGCGCCTCCTGCCCCCTCTATTCGTGGTCGCCAATTGACGATCCCACTCTCCTTCTGGTTCTGCGAAGAGATCGGGCAATCACTTCCGCTCGTCAGCCTTCCCCAAACCGAAGTCGTCATCCAGATCACATTCCGTAACATCTATCAGATGTTCACGGTCCTTGATACTCGTGGAAAGGCCTCTACCAACCCTACGTTCCAGACTCGTATCGTAGGAAACCCGGGAGATTCATTCCTTGGAATCCAGAATTATCTGTCTTACCCCGACACGAATGGAAATCCTACGAACGCTTCACTCGTCACCTGGAATCTTGATCCGTATATTGAAGCCAACTACATTTTCATGACGGATACAGAGCGTGCGCATATCGCCGCCAACGAACGCTCGTTCTTGGTCACACAAGTTCGCTCCGTCAAAAACCATAATCAGTACGGTTACAATGATGTCGTTATCCCGATGTACAATCTGTGCACTCGTGTCATATTCTTATTCCAACGGGAAGACCGAGTGCTCGTGAACGATTGGGACAATTACACGAATTGGGATTCAATCTTTTATCCGCCAGTGCAGACATACCCCAGTGTTCTACCGACACTGACCAAACCTGCTACACCCGATCAATGGTATTCCACTGGAATCCAATTATCAAATTCTATGAACAACCAGGATATTTTGCAGGAAGGGAATCTAGTCTTTGATGGAACCGACCGGTTCGTTACCAAAAACATCAACTTCTTTCGCAATATTCAGAACTACCGGTTCTCTGAGGGTGATACGTCGTCTCTTCCGGGAATTAACCTCTACTCATTTGCCCTCGATCCGAATACAATTGCCCAGCCTTCGGGAAGTGCGAACGGTTCTATGTTCAACAAGACATCGTTCAAACACACACTCCTAGTTCCTCCAGTCGTTCAGACTGGAGCTGTATCCCAGATCCCAGTATGTGTTGTCAAGGATACTGCACTCAGTACGAATCCTACCCCTGTTCCCAACGGCGCAACAACCTCGGCAGCTCCTGGAATTCCTCCGCTCATCCAGCCAGGCCAAACGTTGACCGTCTACCCCTCCCCCACCAATCTACAAATTCAATATAATGGATATTCATCCATAATCTATGTTGAATCGTACAACTTCCTCAAGGTTACAAATGGACAAGCAAATCTTGTGTTCAATACATAATAGATTCGTATGGCAGACAATACCGACGACCCCGTTGCCGATGTTCCTCCGGAACAAGTAGCTACCGAAGCTGCTGGACCAGTTGTCAATTCCGCAAATGGTCTCCTGCTCTTTATGTTCACCCATGTCCTGATCCTCATATACTATCGGGCGGCATGGTTTGCGCTTGAATCCTTACTCTTTGAAAAGTATCCTGCGATAGGGGCATATTCTAAATTTATCATGATCCCGTTCCTGGTTCCGATAGCCGGTATGTTTGCTTCTATCGTGAACCCATCTGCGGGAGGTCTCACAGCATGGACTATGAGTGTAGTGGGAATAGCGTCGTCTATCATGATCGCTGCTCTGATCTACATCATGGTCTTTGATCTCCCACCTGCTACAATTGAACTCGCCATGAACCTGTTTAAATCGGGGTCTCCTCCCGCTCCTGCAGCAGCGGCGTAGACGCTTCCAATGTATGAAGTTCGTCCATCGCCTGCCCCGAATTCTCAAAATTGCGAAAGAGGATCTGGTTCACTTCAGCAGGGCTCCACTTCTCGTCCATTGCCGGATCATCAAACATGGGATGGGTCACTCCACCCTCAATGTCGTAGAACCCTTTAATCATCTCTTTCAGGACAGTCCGAGAACACTTCTTGAAATGGACGATCATATCAATACGACCGGGACGAATGAGAGCACGGTCAAACCTCTCCGGGAAGTTGGAGGTAAACACCATGATGCGGCCGCTCGACTCGAGAGTTCCGTCTAGGAGATTCAGGAGGAAAGAGAGATCAATGGGGTCCTTGATAACGTCGTCGTCTTCGGGAGCAAACGGATCCTTGGGTGCCTGCACGGGCTCAGGACGCTTCCACTCCCGCTTCAGGAGCACATCTCCCATGGCGTCGGCGTCCTCGATGATGTAGACACGCTCGGAGATAGGAATCGTATACTTTTCCAGAGTCGTTCCGTTATACACGTGAATATCGTCACTGAAAAACAAGTGACGTAGCTGGGTCTTAGTCTTGATTTCCGAAAGCTGGATATTCACAGGGTGACGACGGGCGACATTGGCAATGGCCTTGATCTCGGACGTCTTACCAGTTCCAGGGTCTCCGTGGAATAGGAACCCCAGAGTATACGGAATACCCTTGCGTTCATACCACGACCGCTTCTCCAGGAAAAAATTGACACGCTTCTTCACCTCGGGCTGCTGCTCAAAGTAAACGTTCTCAAACGTGCGGGTCGTGGAAAACTTGTGCTTCGTGTAGACGAGGAATGTGTTGGGCAGGGGGTTCTGGTTGGTCTTGCGTTTCTTATTATCCACCATCTGGTCGAAGAAATACAGATCGTTCCCGAGTTTGTTCAGCATCCGGCGTTCGTAGTCCTGGTTGCAGGAGTCCACAAACTTCTGGAGGGTCTGGATCGGGTGGTTGTAGCAGAAGATCTGGAATTTGATGTTCTTAATGTTTCCGTCGTCGACATCCACCTGCGTGAGCTTGAAGTAAATATCCTCGTCCAGTCGCACGGAGTCAAACTCGTAGGGGAGGTAGTCGTGATTGGCGATGGAAAGCAGACGCTTGGTAGCAGGGGAGCAGGCGACGTAATGAATAATGGCGTCCATGCGGGTCATGAACAGGGGAATACTTCCGTTCTTGGTTTGAGGAGGCGATCCACGTTCACATTGGATGACAGCCGACGGTTTACGTTCATTGGAATCCAGAGGCTGGAAAGACGCCTGGATATTGGTAAACCAGGGGTAAAGTGAGAGTCCACGTTCGTAGAGGGAAATACCAAGAAAGGCAATGAGTGGACGGAAACTATTTCCTGTTGTCGTCAAGACTTGGAAGAGCATTGACATCTTCAGGAGTTCGCCGAGAGATGTCATTGATTGTTTGAAATATTTCATCGTGGAGAGCCAAACGCTGTGAGGCACTTGTCCAGCGTGGGAATGCCTTCGTGGACAGGCTTGGAACGTTTGAGGCGGAGCTGCTGGGAGGCCTTGTTGACAGTTTCGTTGGAAAGGGAGACATAGGACTTGACGTCACGGACAGATGATTGGGTGTTCACGGAGGGCATGTATAGCCGGACAGGCGGCATGGCGAGTTGTAGCGGTTTCGTACAATACTGAATGAATTCACGATACTGTTGGATATCCAAGTTTCCTCCAAACATGCGGAGGACACGCTTGTCGGGTGAGGGCTGGATATCACGGTTCACGTAGAGAGAGCGGTATACCGTGCGTAGCAGCGAGTGACGAAGCCACTTGTCGGATTCAGTGAGTCCAGATTCCTTGTAAATATAGGACAGGGCACACTCTGGACTACAATAGTTCCCTTCGGCGGTATACATGCTCGTATACACGTCATAGTGGGTTGGAATAACAAATGATTCTCCAGGAAAGGAGTGGCAGCACCACAGACATGCTGCACCTGGTGGGTAGGACGTTTGTAGTGAAAACTTGGACATCAAGTCGTGAACGACTGACTCATCAAATCGGCGCTCCTGTGTTTCCGTCTTAAGAAGAATATCCGAGTATTCCGTACCCCCTCCCGACGGCATCGGAATATCCACCCTCTCCTCTTCGAAATCAAAATCCTTTCCGATCCGCAGGAAGAAGATGACGGGTGGAAGCTCCACCGTCGGTTCTGTCTTCTTTGCCTTCTTTCCTCGAGCTGGGGGCATTTACATGAATATGGATTTTGTGTGTAAAACGGAATGGACTTTCTATTATAGAGGGAGGAGCACACAAATGGCAGAAGCATACAAGAAGCACACCCACCGGGAGCACATTCTATCACTGCCCGATACCTATGTCGGGTCTATCGAGACATCGCACGAGGACATGTATGTCGTGGAAGACGAAAAGTTCATCCTGAAGAACCTATCCTTCAACCCTGGATTCTACAAGCTGTTTGACGAGATTGTCGTGAATGCTCATGATCAGGTAGTCCGCATGCGCCAGCGTGCTTCACCCAATCCTGTCAAGAACATTACGATCGAGATTTCAGAAGATAACCAAACCATCACGGTGGAGAATGATGGTGAGGGTATCACGGTGGCCGAGCATCCCGAATACAAGGTGTGGGTTCCTCAGCTGGTGTTTGGCGAGCTGCTGACCTCCACCAACTACGACAAGGACGAGAAGAAGCTCGTGGGCGGTAAGAACGGCTATGGCGTAAAGCTAGCCAACATCTTTGCGAAGAAGATGACCGTGGAGACCGTGGATGCCGTGTCGGGCAAGAAGTATACCCAGACGTGGGAGAACAACATGACGGTGGTGAACAAGCCGAAGATCGTGGCATGCAAGTCCAAGCCTTACGTTAGTGTCTCATGGACCCCCGACTTTGCTCGGTTCGGTCTGACCGAGATTACGCCAGACCTGCTTGGTGTATTCCGTCGGCGGGCCAGCGATCTGGCAATGACCGTGGGCAAGGACGTCAAGGTTCACTGGAAACATACGGGCGACAAGGTGATGATCAAGTGCCGTGATCTCACGACGTATGCCGCCGAGTTCGTGGACACTCCCACAGCTGCCCATTCCAGCGATCGCTGGAATGTTGTGGTCGCTGATGCTCCCGAATCCTTTCTCCAGGTCTCGTTTGTGAACGGGATCTGGACATCCAAGGGCGGGACGCACGTAGACTATATCGTGAACCAGGTAGTGAATCATCTCGTGGAGTTTCTGGAGACGAAAAAGAAGATCAAGGTCAAGCCATCCCTGATCAAGGACAATCTCGCAATCTGGGTGACTGCTTCGATTGAGAACCCGTCGTTCACGTCGCAGACAAAGGAGGCGCTGACGACGAAGAGCACGGCGTTCGGTTCGACCTGTAAGTTGCCAGAAGAGTTCTTCAAGAAGCTGCGTTCCAAGCTGGAACTGGTGGACAAGCTGGTGGTGGCCCAGAAAGAAAAGGACGAGAAGGAGAACAAGAAGAGCGATGGACGGAAGAGTTCTAAGATATACGGTATCCCGAAGCTCGACGACGCCGCCCTTGCCGGCACAGCCCGATCCGCCGAGTGTACCCTCATCCTTACAGAGGGAGACTCGGCAAAGGCAATGGCTCTCAGCGGCCTTACGAAGAATCAGCGCCAGACTTTCGGAGTGTTCCCACTGCGGGGGAAAATCATGAACGTCAAGGATTCGTCGTCGTCCAAGGTGGAGCTGGCCAAAGAGATCGCTGAGCTGAAGAAGATTGTCGGATTGGAGTCCGGCAAGGTGTATGACAGTCTCTCCACACTCCGCTACGGCCGCATCCTCATTATGACCGATCAGGATTACGACGGGTCTCACATCCGTGGCCTCCTCATCAATCTGTTCCACGAACTCTGGTCTGAGCTGTTTCGTATCCCCGGGTTTCTGACCTACATGGCCACTCCGATTGTCAAAGCCACGAAAGGCAAGGAGTCTCGGACGTTCTACACGCAGTTCGAGTATGATCAGTGGAAGAAGGACGCCAACGCTGTCCGTGGCTGGGCGATCCAGTATTACAAGGGTCTTGGGACATCGACACGTGAGGAGGCCCAAGAATATTTCAAGAACATGAATATCACACAGTTCCGCTACGCTGCCGTCAATGACTCCGAGGCAATTGACTTGGCGTTCAACAAGTCTCGGGCTGATGATCGTAAGGTATGGCTCCAAGGCCACGATGCCGCAAACATCGTGGTTCCCAAAACTGACAAGACTCTGCCGTATTCCGAGTTCGTCCACCGTGATCTCATCCACTTCTCACACTACAATCTCGAGCGATCCATTCCCAGTGCGATCGACGGTCTCAAGACGTCTCAGCGCAAGATCCTGTTCGGGTGTCTCAAGCGCAAGCTAACGGACAAGGTCAAGGTCGCCCAGCTGGCGGGGTATGTCTCCGAGCACGCAGGATACCACCATGGCGAAATGTCGCTCAACGAAACGATCATCGGTATGGCTCAGGACTTCGTGGGTTCGAACAATCTGCCGTGGTTGGTCCCGAAGGGTCAGTTCGGAACTCGGCTGGAAGGCGGCAAGGATTCAGCTGCGTCCCGTTACATCTTCACCTACCTCCAACCCTACATGCGAGACCTCGTCCCTGCCGACGACCTGCCATGTCTCAAGTATCGTGACGACGACGGGCTGTCGGTCGAGCCCGAGTGGTATGCCCCCGTTCTGCCGATGCTCCTTGTCAACGGTGCACGTGGCATTGGCACTGGCTACTCCACCTACATCCCCTCCTACAATCCTGTGGCACTGAAGTATGTTCTGCTCCGATGGCTCAAGGGAGAGGACGATACGATTCTGGAGACAGTGGAGTTGTCCCCCTGGTATCGTGGATTCAAGGGCACGATTCTGCCGTGTGCCGACGGATACGATGTCACGGGCAAGTATTCGTACAACGCAAAGACCAAGACGATTTCCGTCCAGGATCTGCCCATTGAATACTGGACGTCGGATTTCAAGGCGTTCCTCGATGGACTGTGCGAGAAGAAGGATATCAAGGATTACACGGATACGTCGACGGATGTGGACATCAACTTCGAGATTGTCCTGAAGGAGGACATGACTCCCGAGATGGTGAAGAAGCTCGGTCTTGCGTCACGAATCAAGATGACCAATATGCACGCCTTTGACCGGCACGGTAAGATCCGCAAGTTCAAGACAGTGAATGAGATCCTCGTGGAATACGCTCATACCCGTTTGGCTCTGTATGCCGACCGCAAGACCAACATGCTCGCCGAACTCCGTGCCAAGCTTCCATGGCATTCCAGCGTCGTGAAGTTCCTGACGTTGATGTGCGAGGACGCCATCGACCTGCGCAAGAAGCCACATGCCGAGTGCGTCAAGATTCTGGAGGGCCACGAACTCACCGATATCCCTGATCTCCTGAAGCTTCCGTTCAGCAGCATGACTCTGGAGAACGTCCAGAAGCACCAGGCGGAACTCGACCGGATCCGTGCCCGTATCTCCGAAATCGAGGGGACGACTCCATCGCAGTTCTGGGTTCAAGACTTAGAGAATCTCATCGTCTAAAAGAGTAAGAAGAAGATGGATTACCAACGACTGCGTGCAGGAGCAGATGCAGAAGCACGTGACGAATACGATTATGATCCACGTGTTGCTTTTCAGGCGACATCCGTCAACCAATCTGAAGTCATTCCTCACAATCGTAATGTACATGTTCCTACCACAGGAGGTCAGGCAACCATAGCAGAGTTGAATCATCCTGAACTTCAACATACACTCACCCTTCCCGTACAGTCTGCCCCCTCTATGGTTTCGAAAACCCGAAATATCATTATTGATTCTGCCCGACGAGATTGGACTGTACAACCAGACGCATACTCGAACGTTTTTGCGTTTGGAACACAGTCTCCTTCTCAATCTGGGGGTCCGCAGAGTCCTTTCTATTTTAACAACCCTACTATCCCGCTGGCCGCATGGGAAAGCCCAGTCATACCCGCAAAGGTCGGTTCTGGATCTCTTTCCATAAACCCACAGACTCCTAATTCCCGCCCTCAAACGTTCCCACCTGGAGTGGCTCTTCCATCTTATCTCAGCAGGGTCAATCAGGGTCTTGTTCGTCCAACATACGGATGGAAGATTGTGCTCTACAACGGACGTCTCGTTCATTCTCCGACAACGGTAGTCTACACAGACCCTTCAACCAAAGTCTATTTCTATCCTGTTTATGACTCTGCAGAACCCCTAGGTGCTCAGATCGGAATTGATATTCAGCCTAAACAGTACGGTACAAATACATATACGTATGCTACCCAGCTCGCTCTATCCAACGTATCTGAAATCAAGTTATCACGTGCGATTCTCCCCGTGCGAGCAACACAGCCGTACCTCCCTACGACCTTCTCGTCAGTCATTGATTATCCCATGTCGTTTCATTCACAGCCATACATCCTCATGACAATCCAGAATCTTAAAGGAGGATACCTTGGTGGATCGCAAATTGTCCAGCAGTCATTCTCGGTCCTCACCCAGAACACCCGTACTTTATACGAGGGAACAGGGAACTATCCCAACCAGTTCTCAGACTATTACTCGTGGTCCAATGAATCGTATACATTCGATCCTCCTATTGCAAAGTTATCGAATGCAAATATCCAGCTATGGAATCCTGTAGGCGACGTGTTTTCCCACCTTGACAATCTGAGTATAGTTGACTTTGCGATCGATACAGTCAACATCGGCAAGGTGAAATTCTTTGTCACTCAGACAACAACGAATTTATCGTTCGGTGACTGTAATGCGTTCTTGACTACCGATATTCGGGTAGGAGACGAAATCGCATTCTATGCCCCTGCTCTAACCCAAGTATCCTCGGATCCGTCGAGTGGAAAACTATCGTCGTTCTTCAATCTGATGTCGAATAATTTTTTGGTCACTGATGTATGCGGAACGGACTTTGTGGTCCCACACACGTCCCCCCTATTCAGTGTAGGAACATCATTCACTGCAGTTCCAAAGGTAGCAGGGTTTGCCGGAATGTCGAATGCCATTGTTACACTGTGTAGTGTTCTACAGACAATTTCTAGGGTATGTCTCCAGCAGTATCCCACTGCTCCAGCCGGAGTTCCATTCGCAAACCGTCGCACTCTTGCCAACGATTATGCGATCCCCCTGATGAACTTGAACGCCCAGGCAACATTCGTCCTCGAAGTGACTACCCTTGAACCAGACACGACAAACATACAAAAAATCATCCCGAACTAAGGATAAGAAACGATGGCCGCTCCTCAGAATGGTGAAATCTATCCCCGTCGAACAGGCGATCTCAACCAGTACTATGTGGATACGGCGATCCGCAGTGCGCCGAAACATACTGGTTTTGTGCCTAATCTGGCCGACCCCGAGACACAAGCTACACAGGCATTCAAGCTGTTTTCTACTCACCACGAAAACCCAAAACTTGCCTATGGTTCTACGTTCCAGCAACAGGCCACGATTCGTGTCCACACTGCCACACCGCTCAATCAGGCTTTCTTTTCCGATTCGAATATCCAGCACCTCCAGGACGAGATTCGTTACCGTGTTTGGGAAAAGAGTGGACGGAAGTATGTCATCGATACCCAGCGCCCCGACGACCTCAAGACGATCATGCGTGCATACTACCTCCAGTATCAGATCAACGTGGAGGCCAATGTTTCCAAGGAGCTCAATGACCTCAACGAGCGTGTTCTCAAGTACTGCGTGGACGATGTTCTGGGCTCCATCAACATGTATATCTACAACCGCAACCAGATCCTGAACTACCCGGAACAGATCAGCCGGCCCATTAATCCCCACATTTATGGAACCAAGAGTGCGGAATTCAAAGCCTTCTTTTAGAGTAGTGTGTAGTAATGATCGCACGGTTCGGCGACCGAACATACGGAAAAGACGGGAATAAACTTCTCGTATGGGATTCAGGATGGGATACATTTCGTCCCGTTGACAAGATTGTATGGAACCCGGTGCGCAAGGATGTACAGTTATTGTATGGCCAACTATGCTCTGAACTGTTTGATACGAATTATGGATTTGGAGATGTTCAAGATGAATGTGTAGAGTTCACGGACAAATTCATTTCGGATATCGAGAGTGCTCCTGTCCTTGAAACGATTGATGAGTTCTGGGCCTGGACAGGGCAACCGACGGAATGGTTCTATGATCGTCAGATCGTTCTTCATCCGTGCTCGCAGAAGAAGCCGAGCCGGGCAGAGTATCTCCATATCATGAACCTGCGAGCCAAGACTGCGAAACGTATCCCTCGTCAAATCAGAGGAACACTTAAACGAAGGAAACAGTAAGAGAACAATGCGAGTCAATATTGTATCGTCCCACCGTAACCAAACTGGTCTTGCCCAGGATACAGATATTTTACAAGGTATCTGGTATGCCTCGGACGAGACTGTCAAGTTTCGCCGCATTCTGCATGCTCAGCCAGAATGCGAGGAAGCCGAAATGAATGTGTTCCTCGAAGTTTTGGCGCCTTCGCTGTTCACATACGCTGCCAAGAACGTATTGATCCCAAATCCTGAATGGACGTATAAGTCTTGGATTCCCTACCTTGCGTCTCTCGATGAAATCTGGTGTAAGACGCACGAGGCCGTAGATCTATTCAAGGATCTTCACCCGAATGTCAAGTATATTGGATGGACGTCGATTGCCAAAGGTATTCCAGAAAAGAAGAATTTCCACAAGGCGCTTGTCGTGACTGGAAAGAACATTTTTCGTCATCCCCAGTTGATTGTAGACGCCTATGCCCTCGCCAACGTAAAGGACGTGAAACTTCCCGAGCTGCACATTGTGTATGATGGCAACCGCTTGAAGCTCGATGTCCCTGAGTCTTTGTCTGGTAAAATCATAACCTATCCTTCCACTCTGAAACAGGGAGAATACGATGCTCTTGTCCAAGAATGCGGGCTGGCGATCTGTTGTTCGGCAGCAGAAGGGTTTGGTCATGCCGTGAACGAAGCAGCATCTACTGGGTCTGTTCTTCTATTGAACGATATCCGTCCGTTCCGAGAGTTTGGGTATGAGGCAGTATGGGTGAAGGCAGAGAAGGTCGTTCCCCACCCCGAATGTCTCGGAGACCTTTCAAAGACAACACCCGAATCGGTGGTGGAAGCACTGGAAGAGTATGCCGAGATAAAATTCAAGGATCGCAAGACGATGGGTGCTAAGAATGCGGATGCGTACATTGCTCGCCAGACGAAATGGACGGCAAGTATGCAGGATTTCCTGAAAGCGTATAAGACTGAGGATGTATACACTATTGAAAAAGATGCGATTCCTGAAGACGAGCTGCCCGGAGTCACGATCGTCACACCGACCCGTGATCGTCCGAAGTTCATGGAGATCTGTGCGGGAGCAGTAGACTCCCAATGTTATCCGAAAGATAAGTTGGAGTGGATCGTGATTGATGACGGCAAGGATACATGCGATGAGTTTGTCAAGCATCTTCCCTACGCCCGCTACATCCTGGAAATGGCAGGGAAGACAATCGCATGGAAACGGAACCTGGGGGCCAAGCTTGCAAAGTTCCCCGTTATTATCCATATGGACGATGACGACATTTATCCCCCGAACAGTATTCTGTTCCGTGTATCTATGATGCTGCGTGCCAAGAAAGAATGTGCGTTCTGCACCACTCTTCCTTCGTACGATATTGCCAATTACACGTCGTTCGTCAATGTTCCACCTATGCGCCTACCGCAGAGTATGCGGGTATCAGAAGCCACGATGTGTTATACGAAAAAGTTTTGGGAAGAGAAGGGGTTCCCAGACGAGACTCGAATTGCTGAGGGACACCTATTCATCCAAGGACGGGAATCAAAGTGTATTGAACTGTCACCACAAGAAATCATTGTGAGTCTCGTGCATCCCCGAACAACATCCAGCCGTCGTATCCCCCCGGGAATGGAACCCAATGGATGCCACTACGGATTCACGGAAGATCTATTTACGATGCTTTCGACGCTTGGTGAGTTTCTTAAGCAGAACCCGCTGACGCCGTGAACGACGACCGCCCTTCTTCTCCTTCTGTTTCTTCTTGGCTTCTTCGAGTTGTTCCTTGAACGAGTCTACAACGTGAACGTAATCGATCGGCGAACGAGGATTCTTTCCTTCTTTCACCATCTGGTCTACTTTTGCCTGGTGATACTTGACTGTGGCCTCCAATTCTTCTACACTGGGATCACCATACCGGGAATCATCCGACGCCCACCCCGTTGAACTTGATCCACGACGACGAGACATTTCACTTGTTCATAACCTACATTTTTAGCGGAAGCACGAATGTGCGTCCTAAAGAATGTTAAACAGGTATTCCTGGTTGCTGCTCAGTGGTGGCGGCGGCGGCGGCCTCCCAGCTTCTTCGACAGCTTCAGCAGGGCCTTGGCGACGCGCTTCGCCTTCGTGGCACGCTTGCGGCCACCCTCGAGCGTTGCCGGGGCACCCGCAGTGACAAGCTCACCGGCAGCCTGCGTGATCTCAGCCGGGGGAGGGGCGACATCACCACCACGGCGGCGGCGGCCTCCCATGAGCTCCTCACCTCCACGGCGGGAGTGGCGGCGGCGACGGCCAGCAACCATCTCCTCACCACCACGGCGGGAGTGGCGGCGGCGGCGGCCACCGGCGGCAGGGGCACCAGACGCAAAATCAGCGGGGGACAGAGAGCTGGTCATTTGTTTTATACTTCATTGGAGAAAGATTTTACGCAGAGCAGGTGACACAGTCGGGCTGAGGACGAGCCTCTGGTTCCACAGTGAACTTTTGAGCCGAGGCGACAGCTTTGGTTCGCAGGTAATAACATCCGGTCTTAAGTCCCTTTTCCCACGCATACAAGTGCATGCTGGAGAGACGAGAATACGACGGATCAGCAACAAACAGGTTCAGGGACTGCGACTGGCACACAAACGGAGCACGATCAGCGGACATGTTAATGAGTGTCTTCATAGGAATTTCCCATGCCGTGCGATAGCGTTCCTGAACATCTGGGGGCACACCCTTTACGCCGAGGACACTTCCATTGTTCGCAATAATTGCCGTTCGCAGCTCGGGGTTCCAGATACCTAGATCGACCAGCTCAGAAATCAGATGCTTGTTAATCACGATGAAATCTCCGGCCAGGACGTGGCGGACATACAAGTTGGAGGTGAACGGCTCGAAACATTCGTTGTTCCCGAGAATCTGGGACGTGGACGCTGTGGGCATAAGGGCGATGGATAGAGAATTGCGCAGACCCTTCTTGACCTTCTGGCGCAGACCCTGCCAATCAAGCTCCGATAGAGGATTCACACGCCACAGATCACACTGGAGAATACCTTCCGATGCAGGTGAGCCCTCAAACGACGGATAGGATCCCTTGTCTACGGCTAGATTGTAGGACGTGTGAATCGCAGAATAGTAAATGGTCTCAAAGATCCGGCGGTTGACGATTGTGGCTTCGGGGGAAGTCCATGAGAGCCGCATCTTCGCCAGAACATCGGCGAGACCTTGGACACCGATACCGATGGGGCGGTGGCGGAGATTGGATTCCCGGCATTCGGGCGTGGGGTAGTAATTCCTGTCAATCACAATGTCCAGATTACGGGCTAGAATAGACGTGTAATGGCCCAGTCCGTCGTAATCGTAGCTTCCATCCGCCTCCACAAACTTGGTGAGGGAAATGCTGCCTAGATTACACACTGCCGTCTCGCCCGCATCCGTATACTCCATGATTTCCGAGCACAGATTGCTGGACTTGATGGTACCCAGGTTCTTCTGGTTGGATTTGTAATTTGCCGCATCCTTGTAGCACAAGTAAGGAGTCCCCGTCTGGATCTGGGCGTCCAGAATCATCTGCCACAGCTTCTGAGCAGGGACCGACTTCCTACCCTTACCCTCGTCTTCATACTTGCGATAGAGAGATGTAAACTCCTCGCTGTGCACATCAGCCAGACCTGGACACTCGTTGGGACACATAAGGGTCCAGTCCTTGTCCTCCTTCACCCGGCGCATGAACTCATCGGAAATCCAGAGTCCGTAAAAGAGATCACGTGCCCGGTCCTCCTCCGCACCCGTATTCAGTTTCAGACGAAGGAAGTCCTCAATGTCTGCGTGCCACGGCTCAAGGTATACGGCAAACGAACCGTTGCGCTTCCCACCCTGGTTCACGTACCGAGCCGTATCGTTGAACACCTTGAGCATTGGAACAATACCCGTGGACGCCCCGTTGGTTCCCTGGATCCGTGAATTCTTAGCACGGATCTTGTGAATAGCCAGACCGACTCCGCCAGCCCACTTGGAAATCTGGGCACAATCACCCAGTGTCTCATAGATCCCCTTGATGGAATCCTCCTTCATATCCAGAAGGAAACATGACGACAATTGCGTGTGGTTCGTACCCGCATTAAAGAGGGTAGGAGTCGCATGAATAAAGTAACCCTTGGACAGAGCATCATACGTCTCTGCGATCCTCCGCATATTGGGAACATACTGCACAATGCCGTAATGTTCAACCATGTATTCATCCGTGTGGATTTCAACAGCAACTCGCATCCACATATGCTGCGGGCGTTCTACCACCTTTCCATCCACCTTCTGGAGATAACTCTTCTCCAATGTCTTGAATCCAAAATAATCAAAGAGCTCAAAATCACGTTGATAATCAATCATCTCCTGAATTCCCTGCATACGTGATACATCACAGATCTTCTGTGAGACAATCCCCTTAGAACACAGAAGCTCCGCACATTCCTGAAATGTTGCGGGAGTATTCTTGTGGTGGTTATCAATCGCAATACACGCAGCAAGCTTACCGTAATTTGGGTGGGCACGACCCACCATCATCGCTGCCGTCTCTGCCGCAAACTCATCGAGATCGGCCGTCTGAATCCCGTCGTGGATCTGAGAACAAACCTTCTGTGCGACCAAAACAGGGTTCACATGGTCTAATCCTTTCGCAAGGGTCTGGATACGATGCAGAACCTTGTCAAATGAGACCTCTTCCTTCCGTCCGTCACGTTTTACGACATACATCTTCTTACCTATATCACCCGTCATACTCTTAAACGCCTACAATATTTGTGCGAATGTGCATCGACTCGAGCTCCTTGACGTAGAGGGACATGGCATACGGCATACGCAAAACTCCAACTTCACCCTCTCCAGTGCTATCAAGTAGCCCTGTTTCCTTCTGGAAAATCACCTCATGCTCATCCGATCGCTTCATGAACGATTCTTCGATGAACCCTGAAACTCCGTGGGCTATGAGAGCATCACGCTCCATTTCTCCGATACGCAGACCACCCCCGGCGGACCGTCCCTCCAGCGGCTGGTGAGTCAAGAGAGTCTTGGCCCCAGTATCACGGTAATTGATCTTGTCTTCTACCATCAGCTTGGAGCGGATATAGTACGTGGCTCCCATGAAGATTTCCATCTCCATCATTTCTCCAGTCTGACCGTTGTACATGATCTCCGATCCCCCAGATTCCAATCCGATCTTGCGCAGGAGTTCACGGTATTCTACTCCTTGATCACGTGCACAGAAAGGGGTAGCATCCACCAGCGTTCCAAGAGCAGTGCCAATCCGAGATGCGGCGGATTCCAGCAACTGTCCGGTCGTCATGCGAGATGGCATAGCGTGAGGGTTCAAGATAAGGTCCGGGCGCAATCCCCGTGCAGTAAACGGCATATCACACTCCTTCATAATCATTCCGACCGTTCCCTTCTGGCCAGCACGGGAACTGAACTTGTCCCCCAGAATCGGAGTACGGGCTTCAGCCACACGGATCTTTACACCGTTCAACGAGATCTTGTTCTTTCCACTGCCGTGCGAGAGTGTGAACATCTGGATTCCGTCCACCCGTCCCCGCTGTCCCCGCTTGGCTATTTCTGACTTATCCGTCTCTCCCGAAATGACCCCGACTAGGACAGTATCCTCATTCACTTCCGCCCCTAACCGAATGATTCCGTTATCATCAAGTTTCGAGTAATCTTTATCCGCCTTCAGTTTGAGTCCCTTCTTTGCCGGATTCCCGAAATGCGTATGAAGACCCTCCATTTCATTCGTCATTTCTTCCACCACATTATACGAATGGAAATACGTGGTTCCAAACAGACCACGTTTCATAGCAGATTCATTCAAGATCACGGAATCTTCCTGGTTGTATCCGCCATACATGGAGATTGCCACAATGGCATTGAATCCGTAAGGCAGGCATCCTCCCCGCCCAAGAATATGGGGATACATCCACGTCTCACAGATCGGACGCTGAGGAGAGTTCAGAATCAAAGTGATCGTATCAAACCGTTTATTGAAATTTGAATGATACCATGATGCTCCCTGACGGCTCTGGGCACACGAAAAAGCAACACGAGTTCCCGGGTTATGATCGGCAAACGGTATCACCGAGGAGAGGGGTGAAAGCATAAATATTCCGTGGATCTCGGACGGTTCGCTCTTGGAGAACGGAGTCATAGAAATCTTGATTGTGTCAGATTCGTCGGCATCCACGAACTCAAACACATCTGCGAGCTCTTTCCAGGTCTTCTTGGATAGCACCATATCGGGTGTCACGCCTGGACGATAAATTGGGCGGCAAGGACGACCCGCATCGGAATACAGCATCAACTCGTTGTCTGTGCGATTCCATGCAACTGAGATCCCGGGGTTCTGATGGCGGTATCCTATGAGATCGTCGTATACTGCCTGCGTCTTTTCCGTGATTGCTCCATACATGTCCCCGTTCACAAACACTTTTGTCCATGAAGTATTCCATCGGGCAGGGTGGATAGTGGATATACGGTGAAAATTAGTGTGTCCAACCAACTTTGCTTTGAGTTCGCCAGTATTCCCCTGGGTTGACACAAACGCAAGAAGGGCAAGATGTTTTGTCATGCCGACATTGCGGCCATCGGGGACATCGGAAGGGCACGTGAACCCAAACGAGCTTCCGTGGAGCCGACGAGCACCCAGAGCCTTCACCGACGGATCCATCTGAAGAATTGAACGACGAAGCATGGATACGGTTCCCAACCTGGAAAAGCGGCTCAAGATCTGTGAGACACCGTCGGCACCTCCCCACTTGCCCTTGAATGATTTAGACATTTCATTGAGGAACGTGTTCATCTTCCAGTAGTATCCGATATTTTCACGCTGGAGAAGAGTCGCAAGGTTCTTGCCCGCATACGTTCGCTCCTCGAAATGGACACGGGTATCCATCGCAAGCGTCATGGCTTTTGCGACCTCCTTATAGATCCGTCGGAACTCCTGGAAACACAGATCCCCTGAAACATCAAAGCGCTTGAAGCGGAAATGATCCCGATCCGACGGTTCACGAATCCCAATCGCATTTTCCACGGCAAGACGCATGAGGTATCCCAGGGCATAGGCCTTGCGACGATAGAGTGCACCCACATCGTCCTCTTCAATATTGGGAAACAACATAGCTTGGAGATTGTAAAATACTTCTTCCTGGGTGCGGGTCTTGGTAGCAATACGTAGAGTATCTATATCTGACTCAACATCATGACTGAGAATAATCTGCATGAAAATATCGTCATAGACGGTGCGATCAGAGTCGGGGATACCGACAAGCATAGTATCGTAAATCTCCTTGTCGGATGTCAGTCCCAGTAGATGGAAAACACTGAGGATCGGGACAGGGATCTTGAACCCTGGTAACGTCACAACCGGCATCCCACGAATACGGGTAGATCCGTAATCTTTGATCTCCAATTTGGTTCCAGCCCTTGCGGCTATTTCTGCCATAGATACTTCCCTACGGGCCGGGGGAATCACAAGGTAATGCGAAAACGGTCCACGTGCACCGTCATCAGAAATAGCACGGAATCCCGCATAGTATTCCTTGTCCTCCCCCTTTTCCTCGGTCTTTCCCCCCTTCTGCTCTTCTTCTACAACCGAAACAATCGCCCTCTTTCCGGCGTAAAATATATTGTTCCCCAGCCGTTCCTGCGAGAGAAGAACCCGCTCACTGCCACCAACAACAAAGTATCCGCCCGTCTCGTGGTAATCTTCACCTTGGGCATACGATTCCTCGGGAGTCAGCGCAGACAAATGACAGAACTTGGATCGGATCATGAGAGGGATGCGAGCAACAGTCACTTTCTCGAACTTGGTCGTCTCTACATCTGCTCCGATCTGGTATTCTACTTCAATATCCGCCACACAATCTAGAGAATAGGTCTTGTTCTCAGTGCGGCACGTATTGGGCATAATGGCATAGTCCAACTCGTCAAGTGGGGGACGGTATCCCATATTCTCCCCAGTCTTGCCACCAATGAATACTCGGATCTCCCGGGCATCACCAAGAACAAGCCGGATAGGGTTGGATGCTTTCAAGAAGAGAGGGATACGCCGTTCCACGAAATCATTGTAAGAATCAATGTGATGCTGAACGATTGGGTTCAGTGTGGTTGTATAATACGTATTACATACGTGGCGACCAGCTTCTACACTCATTATACTCTTGTTAATAAATAGAAGAGAATGTCTACGCTCTCATGCTACGCATCGTATTTCAAGCAAGCATTCACTGGGCCGTTCACGAACTGGCTCAGTCCTCAGTTCGCACCCACTGGGTGTTCGGATACGTTCCGTTTTCTCAACGGACTGTTCAAAGACCTGTTCGTGGTTGGAATCACGCTGGGCGTCTTTGCACTCTTTGCTTACATCTACATTGTCAAGCTCCAGCCTATCATATACGTCAAGCGAGTGACGAAACTGAATCCCTGTCCCGACTTATGGATATTTGATGGGGAGAACTGTAATCCTTCCTATGAGACCCAATGCAATCCGTTCAATCCCAAGAATTATGAAGGACACGAATGTGAAATCGCCAAGTCATGCGGAACGGGATGGAAAGGACTTTGTAAGTAGACGTATAATAGGGTAATGTTGTCGGAAACGTTTCGACCTGAAACGTTTGGAGACATTATAGGACATACAGAAGCCAAACAGGTTCTATCTTCCTATCTCCGTGCAAACACTCCAGGCAAATGCGTTCTGATCTGCGGGAGTCCTGGAATAGGAAAAACGACCCTGGCCCTCACAGCCGCACGGACAATGGAACACGAACCTCTGGAAATCAATGCTTCCAGATCTTTGCGATCCCACGACGATGTCACAACACTTCGTGATTCGTGTATGGCTCCAGTATCGTTCACCTCCTTCGTCAAGTATACCGATAAACCCCGCAAGACGTGTGTGATCCTAGACGAAATTGATGGGAGTGATCCGCATGCCCAACGAAAAGTCCTGGAATGGATCCGAGATCCAAAACGAGTTGTTCCGATCATATGCACCTCCAACGAAATCCCCGTGATTTTTAAACGGGCAACCGAGAGCGTGATTATTCATAGATGTATGCCCTTGAATACCAGAGACCTCTATGAAAACTTACAAAAATACACACCCACACCATACACCGAATTTCAAACGATAGTCAAAGAGTGTCAGCACGACGTGCGGAGATTAATGAACAGGTTTCAATACGGGCAATCCGATATACTGAAACAGGTTCCCGTAACGGGAGATATAATCGCCGATCTTTTTAAGCATCAAGAAACGTTTTACGGAGTACGGCCCACATACTGGGATCTTTGACCCACTGGAACCGCACGAGGTTCTTGGCATTGTCCGAGTTGTGGATACGACCTCCGAACTTTCGCTGGTCTTCGAAAATCTCACTCTTGTTCACCGTGTTATGTGCATGACCGATGACCAACAGAATATCTTCGGCGGGCAACATAATCATTTCCAGGGTCCAATCCCGAGTGAATGTCCCCTCTTCTGCCTTGTTGGCCGTTTCCAGGAAATAGCGGGTCTCGGCGCACTTCGCACGAAAGAGGTATGTTGCCGCCGTTGCGTGGTTGTGGCCATACGGCCCCACATCCATCAACACATTCTCACGAGTGAGAAAGACGGTCATCACAGCACACCCGATAATATCGTGCTGTGGGCTCTTCTGGAGTGCCTCCACCGATACTCGGATCCGCTGGGGCATATAGTAATCATCATCATCCCAGAAGGCAATGAATTCGGGCTTGAGCTTCAGGGCTTCCTTCAAGCAGACATTACGGAGAAACCCTACCGGCTTCCTAGTCTTGATATGATGGTAAGTGACCTTGATTCCCTCCTTCTCCTGGATGCCTGACCAATCCTTCTCAGGATCATCAGAATTATCAACGATGATCCAGTGAAGATTGGGATACTGCTGACGCTTGAAACACTCCACGGAAAAATCTAGACAGAAGCGGCGGTTATACGTTGGGGTGCACACCACCACCAGGGGGTTCGCCGCCGGGGACTGTTGCATTTGTAGTAGTTGGGGTCAGTGTTCGTAAATCAGCACGGCAGACTGGGCACTTGGTACTGATTGCGAACCACGACTGGGCACACCGCCGATGGAAGGGGTGATAGTTCGTGACAGTTACGCCATCGCCTAGCGGCTCTCCAGCACACAGAGTCTGAATGGCTGCTTCCGTTGTAATGCCGTCCTGGCAAATACAGCACTGATCCTGCTCCGCTACATTTGGGGGGTTCTCATAATTCCGAGTCCCTGCCGCAAACTGTTCGGGCGTCAGACCCACGACCACATTCTCCCAAAAATGAGGATTGCCCTGTCCCTGTCCCTGTCCAAGCCCCACAGTTGCACTCTCCCCAAACAGTAGCCGAACAAGGTTGATAGGAATATCAAAGTTATGTGCCAGGGGAGTGGGAGCCGCAGGAGCAGGGGTAGAACGAAGTTGAGTGAGGAGAGTGAGCATCTGCGCCTCGTTTGCCAAAAACTGGCGCATAAGCTGGTATGGCACAATCGAATGCCGACGGTAAAAAGATGCCCGGGCATACGTTATATCTGCCAGAATTTCTATAATAGGATTCATTTGTATGATAAATCCACCTGCTTCTAAATGTTTCTTTCTTTCACTTCTTGAACATCGACGTCAGTGTCCGCTGCCCCTTCTTTTCCTGGAGAGATTCCTGAATATAATCCGCCTTGAGAAACAGCAGGGAATCTAGCTGCTTCTCCTTGTATTTGAGAACGCCCAGCGTCGCCTCTTCGTGCTCAGTGCCGTCCGCAATGAATCCGTCATACATGGACTTGTAGGAAGGTCTAGGTTCACGGTATCCCTGCAGACTCTCGATACAGAGAGCGAACAGTTGAGCTACGGGGTTCTGGATCTGATTCGTGATATAGAACGTGGCATCCAACTTGAGTTTGTTGGTTTGAACATAGGCGATATCTTCGATCTTATCCGCCTGGAGTTTCTTAGTGCTTTGGATGTGGACATAGCGCACCCGCTCACCTACGGCTGGAGCATTCCCCGGATCCCGTGCCGTCATGCGATCTGCCAGAATTCGGTGGGCGGGAATGGTCGCATGGCCCGCATACCCTTCCTTCATCGCCTTGTAATCGTCACGCAACTGTTTGGTGATGGCAAACTTCTCGATCGGCAGTTCGTTCTTCATGACCTTGAGAAGCATCGTTTTCACGAAATCAGCGGCCTTCTTGACGTTGCGTTCCTCCAGAATGATATCGAGGGCGCCGCCGTATACATCCTTGACAATAGGCGCATTATCTCTGCGTTTCAGCACTATCCCCATGGATGCCCGTTTACACTTCGTCGGGCTCGGATCCTCCTCATACTTCATCCCGACGTAGCGCTTGCGACAGAAGAGGATGAAGGGGTAGAACGTCTTTTCATACCCAATGACGAACGCCTTGTGTGGACACAGGGACGTAATCTTCTTTGCCGCTTCCTGCCCGGCCCCGATAGCACCTGGCAAGTCTTTTCCGGGAAACTTCACGAAGATGGAATCCGTGTCGCCATACACGACCTCTGCCCCGTCGGCCTCGACAGTCGATTTGGCAAACAGCAGGGAACGCCTACCCACGGCCGTCGTGCAAGCAGCAATACACATCTTGCGAATCGGTGAAGTCCTTGAACCCAGCTGGCCGTAGATCGAGTTGGCGACGACCTTGTAAGCCAGCTGAAGACCGTTGTACACCGACTTTTGGGCATCGTCCAGTTTCGGATCTTCCATCTTCTTCCTCGCCTCCTTTCGCTTTGCCAACATGATTTGGAGTGCCGTAGGAATCAGGCCAGTTGAGAGAGGCTGATCGGGTGTGGTCTTGATATAGGTGCACTTACACGTCTGTCCGTCCTCGGTATATGACACCTCCCGAGTTTCCACCTTGAGGTTCTTGATCTGCTCCGCCGTCATACCCTCCTGTGACTCCAGTTTGGTGCCGATATAGTTCTTCTTACACACCAGTGTATCAGGCGAAAGGTTCTCGCCAATCATAGAGGAGGGATATAGACTGTTGAAATCTAGGACAGCGATGGGTGTATCGAGATACATCCCAATCTTTGGTGAGATGACGATCGCACCCTCATACCCTATTCCCTCGCCATCCAGAGCCTCTTGTGTGAGAAGGATCTGGTTCCGCTTCGAAGCCTCATACGCCACTCGTGAGAAGATCTTGATTCCCTGCCCACGTAGGAAGAGGAACTGAAGGGGGACAAAGCATACATCTGCCATACCCCGAGAATTCGTGAGCGTATCGAGTTTTGCCATCAGGGTTAGAACTAGATCGCAATCCTGGATACAATACTTGGCAACAGTTGCCCGATCCTTCGGTGTCCCCCGGTGCATGCGGAAGATATCCTGGGGAGTAATATCGTCCTTGGTAAACGACCATTCCAGAGTCTTTTTCTCGTCTGTCGTAAGATCGGCAAACAGATCCTTCTCCTTTTCATCTAGAACAATCGTGTTGTGCGTGAGAGACCGCACCAGGAACTTGCGGCCGTCCTGGTATGGATTAGAGGTATTTCCCACAAGATCGAAGCAGACATAGTTCCCCGCAAACAGTCCACGAGTCGTCTTGGTGTGAACGGTGTTCCCCTCAAACTTCAAGACCTTGTCTCGCAGGAACGTGGATGCCACGTTATCGAGCTTGTAGGAGTCCAGAGTATGCTCACGACGCATCGAGAGCAGGAGATCGATCGTCAGACGGCCCGGGGTCTTGAGATATTCCACCTCATACTTCCCCGATGCCAGGTCAAATGTCTTCTTCTGAAGAATATCTCCCCATATCTGACCTCGGGCTAGATTGAGTTTCATACCGCAGATCTTGGCCCGAGTGGCCAGGAACTTGTCATCGAAGCCATACGTATTGTATCCGCAGATGATGTCAGGGTTCTCCTCCTGGACATACTCCATGAATCCCTCAATCATATCCGCCTCCGTTCGATATCCCCGGAACTCCACCGACGGATCCTCCGACTTGTCTACCGACGGCCACACAAACACCTTGCGGGCAATAGATTTGGTCATAGCATTGGACCACCGAGTCGTGATCCCGATTTGGATGACCGGATCCTTGTCGGGAACTGGGAACTGACCGCTCTCGGACATACACTCAATATCGTAAGCTGCCACCTTCAGGGGTGTATCTGCGCTCGGCTTACTGCGGATGTTTACAAGATCCACATACCACGACTTTTCGAGCCCCTTGATTTTCTGACCAGGGATGAATGCGACGGGAGAAGCAGGGAGGATCTCGTGGTCGTGGTAGAAACGGAGAAGCGGAGGGAGGTTGGATTCGTAGACTGTATACAGAGACTTACCTTCCTCCTGTGCGTCCTTGGCATACTTGGTGACTGCCTTGAAATCCTTCATAGAATTTACCTCCACCTTCTGGACATTGGTCGTCTTAAACTCGTTGAACCCCGCAAACACATCATACTTCTCCATCGTAGTCACCTTGATGTTTGTGATTCCGTGACTCTCGCTTGCGAAGTCGTAGTCACCGCCTACATAGAAATACGGCTTGTATCCCCGAACCCGGATCATCGCTGCCTCACCTTCATCCGTGCGGCCGTAGATATCAATGACATACTTTCCAAATTCGTCGTGGTCAATCCAGTCGCACGGACAAAGGATAGACATGTTGTAATCTTAATACTCACAAAGAGGAAGCACGTAAAGTTTATTCGTTTTAGATAATAAGCAAAGCATGACGTCCCAGGAACCACAGACAAACAATCCGCAGCAGTGGTTCTATGCCCCGACTCGTCAGAGGAACGATACGGTGCAGCAGGATTACAATGCCCGTGACAACAAGAGCCAGCAGGATTACTACCTCTCCACAGCTCGCCCTGCCGAATCCTGCCAGAATTTTGATGCGATCGCAGACTTTGCGTCGTCGTTCGTCACGATGAATTACACGGGCAACTTTGGAAATACGGCGGGTGGTGGGTGCGACGTGGATCTCTATTCCCGTCTAGCCCTTGGGGATCCGGGGACGCAGCGCCTCAAGGGACACCAGCAGACGTTCGCTCGCCCGTGGGCTACCACACCCAACATGGGAGGCGGTCCCTCGGCGGCCAACAAGGATATTGAGAGTCACCTGATCCAGAGCGCCCCGATCCGAACCCGCAAGGAGTGTTCGACTGTCTCCGACAAGTTCTTCCCCCAGCAGTTCGACCCCCTCCTTCAGAGTGTTCGTGACGACATGAAGGAGGCGAGCGGGTTTGTCCAGACTTGGTCTCGTGGCGGCGATCCCACGCGTCTCATCCGTAATAAAGCTGTCTCCGAGTAATCTAATAAATAAATGAGGGTTGTGTTCTTCGCACAACACATGCCAGATCCGTGTGGAGCATTTTTTCACGACATTGTATTTGCCAAAGAGCTACAACGTCGTGGTCATACCGTGAGTTTTGTGCTGACATACAACAGACGGGGAGCCGAAAAGCAGGGAGTATACCGTGGTATTCCGTGGAAGCATTTCAGCATCTCGGAACGGGAATTGAATGGTGCGAATATTTGGTGCTCTCCCCACTTCCCGTTTTTAAATATCGTGAGGAAGCTCAACGAGCGGTTCGAGAAACCCATACTTATCACCATGCACTTTGGGGAGGACAGGGACAGTATTTCTCTAGACTATCCCCGTCTTGGAAAATGGGCTGAAATCCTGTGGATTATTTCAGACCATATCAAGAATCATATTATGGAGACCACATGTCTATCCTCATCCATCAAATTGTGTGAGAGCGTACGCCCGCTTATGATTGAGAATGAAGTCAAGTTTCAGGAACGTGGAACTCTTCCTCCAGGAGACTGTATTACCCTCGTAAACGCCAATCTTCTCAAAGGTCTACCGATCTTTTGTGATCTCGCACTGCGGTTTCCTGAGAAGAAGTTCTTGGGCGTCCGACCTTACTACAACCGGATCAACGTCCCCGAAAATGTTCCAAATATTGAATGGATCGATGTCCAAGATGATATACGAACTGTTCTTCAGCGGACACGTATTATGCTGGTCCCTTCTCAATATGAGAGCTGGGGACGTGTTGCGTTTGAGGCCATGTATAACGGCATTCCAGTTGTTCATACGAAGCCGTATGATCGTAAGGATTCGAGGGCTCGTAAATCGGGATCATCGGAAGGAATGCAGGAATGGATTCAGGGAACCCAGCAGGCGTGTGCCTACGACAAGTTTGATGAATGGGTAGCGGCTATTCAAGCACTTGATGATCCAGAGACTTATGCGGAATATTCAACAAAGGCATATGACCGTACATATGAGATGGATATATTCAACGATTTCACAAAGGTTGAGAAGAAGCTGGTAGATTACGCAAACATGTATCCTCCTCCGATAAAAACTACGGCAGCGGCTGCTCCTCTGGTAACGCAGCCAATTTTGCAGCTCCGGGCGCCTGCGGGTAATGCGATGCCTTTCCGCGGAGGTCGTTTCTCGCTGAGGCGCTAAGCATGTCTGCCATAATCCGTCCCTGGATAATCCGCTCCTTTGTCTCGGCATCGTGACCGTCGTTGACAACTGGGGTCGGAGGAATATACTTGGTTCCCGAGATCTTGGGTGCAACGGCCAGTTCCACGAGGGCAGAGATTACATCTCCCTTCTCTTTGATAAGCGCCGCCTCAGCGACATCCCGAGACACTCCAGAATAGTCGATAACCGTCTGAATCTTCTCCGGGGTAGTCATATTTTATGTATACTACATAAAGCACGAAAATGAAATTCATCGAGAACCTCTGCCCCCCGGCTCTCCTGTATGCTCTCTTCCTTGCCATCCAGCTCGGATTTGATGTGGCTGATTTTGCGTGGATTACGGCTGGCACCAAGCTTCTCTTTGGTGGTGCCACTATCTTTATCCTCGACCTCCTCTGCCGCCTTGATCTCGGAATTGTTGCGTGGTTCTTCATGGCTGGTCCGTTCATCATTACTGCCCTTGCGACATCCGTTGCGATGGGACTGGAGATTGACCGTCTAACCTTCACACAGTCGTTCTAATTTACACAATGGTCGAATAAACTATAAAATGCAGCACGTTGTTGAGAAGGTTGGCACCTATATCATTTACGGCCTCGTAGGAGTCTACGCAGCGGTAGAGCGGTGCTGTGCTCGTCGGCAAGTAGTCTATGAGACGATGACCTGGCAGGCGATAAACCTCGACACGGGGGTTTCGGAGTATGCCGAAGAGTTTCATGAGCTTGATCGTGTGGGTGCCGATGTTGTCCTACACCATATCCGCAAGACTCATGGACTACACCAGAGCCACAAGACTGTGCTTCAGTGGACGAACGAGGCGGGTCAGGGGTACTCGCTTCCCGATGTCTTTGAGCAGGCAGTGGCGCCCTGGTTGTTTGTTGGCTACATCGGGGACGATGGTAGGGCGGTGGACTGCACAGAAACTCTGGACCATATTGTGGTTTTGGGAAATCGGGTAACCATCCCGATTCTTCGTTCGGTGGTAGACTGCCCAGCGGAGAAGTGGGTCTACATCAACCCCAAGACGTTTGACCAGGTGGAATTTCCATCCGAGGGTATTCTAATTGGCGATGTCGTCCCGTCACCCGCAGCCACCTCCTCTACGAAAGATGATTGACCACGACCACGCAGCAGTCGTGTGGAAATACATTGCCCTGGACAAGAAGGTGAACCCTGCTCCGTTCATGGAGCATATGTCTTTATATTCCAACCTGTTTATTCAGCCGGTGGGGCACGTGCTCTTTTGGGGCTGCTACTTCTTTTTCCCAGTTCTGTTTGAGTATTTTGGCGGGAAGGTAGATATGTCCACCTTCTCTATCCTTTTTTACGCCGCCTCTTCTCTCCAGGTTCTCTGGAGCGCATTCTCGTCTTGGAGCGAGGTGATAGAACACTACCATCTCGGCACAACCCTCTACACGTGGAAAATCCTGACCCACGGCCTCGGTCTTCCACTTATTACAATTAATTCAGCTGATCGCAACCATCAATATTTCAAGTATGCGGCAGCCATCTCACTGCTTCAGAACCTCAGTTAAATTGCCACCGAACATTCCCTGGAAACTCTTGACGAGTTCTGCGCCCTGCTGGACCTGAGGTCCCAGGGCAGAGAGCGTCTCCACAAGCTGTTTCTGAGTATCCATGAGTTCTTTCGTATCGTCACGCATCTGCAGAACCTGTTCGGGGTTCAGTTTCTGGAATGCGTGCAGAACCGTGGTCCCAGCATCAAGATGAGACTCCTCGATCTTCGCCGACTTGGAATCGGTGTGAGGTTCAGGATCCTTCTTTTCGTGCTTCTCCTTGTCCTTCTTCTCATCGCTCTCAGTAGGGTTCTCGTAATTCTCCTTGAGAGCCTGCCCCGAAATCAGGACTACACCTGCAATTGTAGCGATTCCAAGAGTTACGGCCGCAGTCAAGGGCATGCGAACGCCGTATCCGACTACAACTGTAATCAGCACAAGCCAGACGGCGAGGTATCCTAGCTGGCGCTGGACAAGGAATACGATGGTCACCAGCAAAAGTAGAGAAGCGACAGCAGTATCCACGTTTGCCTTCATTGATTCTAGGGTAGAATTTAAACAACCGTTACGGGGCTTCCAACCGCAACCGTATCGGCCGTTCCGGCAACACCCGAGCCGTTAAATGTGTATCCCGCCCGAGGCTGCTGGAGAGCGAGATTGCCTCCACGGTAACGACGACGACCCGCCGTCTTCTTTCCCTTTCCACGGCGGCGACGACCGCCCGTCATATTATTTCCGCCACGACCGGCAAGATTTGCCCCGCAATCGCTGCCCGCCTGGTTGTTCCAAAGTGCACTTCCAGCATTCGGAGTTCCGGCATCAGACAGAATAGATCCGCCGAATCCGTATCCGCCTCCACGCTTGACCGAACGACTACGACGGCGACCAGCCTTTTTCGTGTGTTTACGACTACGAGCCATTTGTATTGGACAGAGACTAGATTCTAGATTCTCGGTGTCCATGTCCCGTCTTCATTCTGGACGCACTCCAGTGTGAACACCGATCCCAGACTCCGAAGATGTCTGGAGAGAGCCAGTGTCTGTACACGCAAATATCCTACATCCGCAACTTTATACACGTCAGGAATATCCGTAGAAACGATCTCATACTTGTCGACCGGCGTTTCGGGCTTGATTTCCACGAAGATCCCCTTTTCGCCATGAATATCCGTATAATACTCGTATCCACGAATATCGGTCGCATTGTCTCGGTGCTCAACCCTGCGGGTCTCAAACGCAGGGCACGGAGTGTATGCCGCCATCGCCAACTTCAAGAACTCGTTCCTCTGTGCGAACGACCGTGTCTTGAACATAGGGGTTCCATTCCACATCCACACATCTGCGATATACATATGTGTGGAGGTGTATTCAACTCGCAAAATTGTATCCTCAAAACACCGTTCATCCCAAACCACCCTGAAAATCTGAGGGATGGCATCGGGTTTCCTGGGGACCCAGTAGGCTACCGGTGTTGACGATTCGTCACGGGTGAGACACAACCACCCTGGCATTCCGCTGGTTTGCGGGGATTTGCAGGTGAATGCCGCCACTGGTCCTTGACCTTGACGAGTCATACGAAGAGCCGAATCCCATCCGTAGAGTGTTTTGAGTCTGTTCATATATACTATCAATCATCCACCGTCAAAACCACTCTCACTCGGGTTCCCTCGCTCGTTCGTATTCTCCTACTTAGCTGGCGCTCCACCCGACGCCCCTGACCATCCTACCTTCTCCATTTCACGTGTATCGATCGGAGGAGGGAGTTCAGGCATCGGCTGAGCAGCAGGGGGAGGCATTCCAATAAAGGTAGGGACACTCGCAGTCTGCTGGCTTTGAGGCGGCTCTACCCTAGGAGGAAGGACAACCTGTGGAGGTGCCTGGGCCTGAGGAACTTGAAGCTCAGGAATGAGAGCGGGAAGAGGGGTGCGGTCGACATAGACAATCTTCGGCTTAGGCGCCTGAATCGTCCTGGAAATCCAGAATACACCAATATGAAGAACTACAATCACCATGATCGTCGCAAATGCAAGGTATACAATATCCGAGATTTCCATGTTATTTTATGTAAAGTTTTGTAAGACCTAAAATTAAACACAGCATGTCTGAATCCTCTGCCGTCCCCGTCCCCGTCCCTGCCGAGGTCGTAGCTGTGGCAAAGACTGCCGTCATCGACTTTGCCAACAAGTCCGAACTCCTGAAGTTTGTGATCAAGAAGGTTGCAGAGGTGGAGATCCTCGCTGATCGCTCGGACGAGGACAAGGCGAAATTCATTGTCGAGGAGGTGAAGAAGGCTATTCGGGAGTCCCCCCTGTCAGAGGAGCAGAAGACCGAGCTCGCTACATGGTGCGACGTTGCGCTTCCCTACGTCATTGAGACCGTTAAGCTCGTGAAGGCCGAGGCTGGGAAGGTCGTGGGCGTGGCCCTTGCCGAGGTCCGGAAGTGCTGCCCTTCTTGGTTTGCGAAGAAGGCGTGAACAGATCATCGTTCTCCGTGAACGAACCGTCCTGCCATACCGATACCTTGACTGTTTCCGAATAGTCAATCCTGTCCAGTATATTGGGATACGGATGCGTTTCAATGTTTACCATCCCGTCCTTCTGCGGGTGGAATGTTCGACACGTCTTTTCGTGTGGATTCAGACACTGGAGTCCACACCAAAGGAACGTCGTTTTATAAGTTTTCTGGGGAACCGGGCGGGATTCCCATACCTTGGAGAGAGTATACATTGTATCTCTACTCATAATGTGCCTAAATATACATCAGACCAAGTGTGACAGCAAAGAAGACGGCAGCGTGGACAAGCAGACCAACTCCAGTCGGGATACCGTTCTCAAACACTCGAGGACCGCCTACGGAGGTAGACAGACCATCTACAACCCGGAACGTGATCGGATTGGCCAGGATGTAGAACAGAAGACCCTGGAAGGCCGAGATCTGGAGCTTCTGCGTGTTGGTGGGTTCAGGCATCGTATGTATTATTCTCTAGCTTGGAAAGTATTGCGAGTGGCTTGTATTGTTTCTAGAAGCTGGGGGATCTTGTGGAGCACTGCCGAGATTTCTAGATCATTGCGTTTGGCGGGTTCACGAGCATCGAGGGTTTCAGTGACAAATACAACGGCCGCCAAAAGAAGCGACTGACGAGGCTTGGACATCTTGGGTTCCCATCGCAAACAATACAGTTTATATAGGGATTCAATATACGTGTTTGAATGAGCATTCAAGACATCCCAGAACATCCATACCATCGCCTTGGCAAATTTAGAATTCACGTAAGGATTGCGGCGTTCCGCACAGAGAAGAGGCTGTTTCGTCCGTTTCTTCTGTTCACGGGCATACGCCAGTATCCATGACATCCAGTATAGAGCACGCAGAGTATCACGAGTCTGGATAGAAAAACAAAATTCGTTAAATGGAATCTTGAGCTCGTAAGGATCGTCGGCCTTGACGAATGGCAAGCATGCCGCCTGTGATGTTGCCCGTAAATTTTCCCGAACGGTTTCCGGCTGGAAATCGTGAAGGGGTTTGATAGTGGGAAGCGCAATCGGTTTCTGTTTGCGGGCGATTGCCAAGGCTACAGCCGTTTCACATACCAGTGCCCTCGCCTCTTCATGGTTACGAATATCTGTCATTGTATGAATGCTGAACCGATCTTCGATAGAAGCAAATCGTTCATACTGTGATGTGAGGTAAGTGAACATATTGGGACAACGGTGTACGTAAAGTGCTCCAGCTTCAAATAGAGTATTCCACAGGGAATGGACTAGACCCGAACACAGAAGTTCCAACGTCCAGTAACACGCATAATCGGCATGCCCCAACTGAATGCTTTGGAGGAGGGATTTATGGGCGAGAGTGCGGGCATGTCCCGAGAACGTAAACGTTTGGAAATCTGCGACAGTTCGGTTATCGGTGATCCTACTCATTGTTGATGGGCTGATAGTTTAGAATGTGTAATATACCGAATCGGCTCCAGAATAGATTAGAGTCAGGCCGTTTCCTGCTTGGAGGTACATATTTGTTATTGGTGACACATTCAGAAACCCTCCAGTGCACGTCAGGGTATAATTCACCGTAGAATTGTTCTTAATGACCCAGTAACTTCCTTTGATGGGAGTTGTTCCTGGAAGACTAATTGTGATCACTGTAGACGTTCCGATAAGGTTGAAGTAGGTAGAGTAATTTGCCGGTGATAGAGCAAAATTATCCGTGCTCACAAGAGATACATTGATGGTGTTCACGATATTGGACGTTGTCCTGATCGGTCCAGCGACATCCAGGGCATATGCTCCCGGGACACGTCCGATTCCAACGTAATTGTTTGAGGTGTCTGCTTGAATAGTGGGAGTAGTCGTAGAGGTCGAGTAGACCAGGAAGGTGTTGGGTGCGCTCGCCCCCGAACTCGTTGGGCTCGGATTGCTTCCGATGAACGTGCAGTTAGAAAAGGCGTTTGCGTGTCCAGCCTGGTACCCGAGACCAGTTGCGTATGTTGCAGTATTACCCGAGAGGGAGTTGGATCCCAGACCAACAACAGTTGAGTTTATCTTTATGTTGGTGGTAGTCACACTACCGGTAGTCACCGATTGGGCATTCAGGCTGACAACATTCGCTGTTCCTGAAACATCCAGTGCGTATGCCCCTGGAACCTTTCCAATTCCAACGTAATTGTTCGAGGTGTCTGCTTGAATTGTGGGAGCTACGGAAGTGGAGTAGACTAGGAATGTATTCGCTTGGGTGGCCCCCAATCTTCCGGAACTAGGGTTAGTTCCGATGAATGTGCAGTTTGAAAAGGTATTTGCGTACCCAGCGTTGTATCCAAGAGCATTTGCGTATTGCGCAGTATTTCCCGAGAGAGAGTTGTATCCTAGCGCAACTACGGATGCAAACAGCAGTTTGCCGGCACATAGGGTATTTACGTTCACGGTCCCAGCATTCACGGTCGCTGCTGACAGTGTAGTGTCCGTTAGGGTTATACCCCCGATTAGGTTGCTCGTAGTGTTAGTGGTTATGATGTTGGAAGCACGTAGAATACCTTGGACGTCAAGCTTGTATGGATTATCCGCTACTGCTCCAATTCCTACCCTAGAGTCGGCGATGTAGATGGGACCAATTGTATTGGCGGCTCCTGACGGAGTAAAAAAACCACTACCTGCAATTCCTCCACATACATCAAGAGCATATTCTGCCCGAGGAACCCGACCGATTCCAAGTAATCTGGCTGATACATCTCCCTGTAGGAAAGGCACTGCCGCACTGGTAGAATATACAATAAACGCATTGCTTACACCAGGAGTATACCCTGGATTGCTTCCAAGGAATATCATATTATTCGTTGTTCCACCCGACCCTGCCCCAGTTCCAAAAGCGACTACGTTTGAGCCCGTGTTTCCAGATAGAACTCCCGATCCAAGTCCAACTTGTTTACTGACTGATACGAATACTGCCGACACTGAATTGAACGATACAATTCCTGACAAATCGTACCCAGATATATTTACGAATTGAGTTGCTGGGAAAGTTGACCATGCAACAGCTGACCCTGACCCAGGAGGCAGCCATTCTACAGTTGAACCAGTATAGGTAGGGACTGTTCCATACCCTGGTACAGATGAAGTCCATGGAACATCATTGAGCCTGCCAAGAGAGACATTGGATGCCTGAATAGTTCCGGATACGTCCAATGTAAATGCCTCTGGAGCCTTGCCAATACCTACCCGATTATAACTCAAATCTCCTTGGATCAATGGAAGTGTGGACAGGGAATACACGACAAACTGATTGTCTGCCGCCACCGAATATCCTGGGTTGCTGCCAAGGAAGATAGAGTTGGCACGAGTATTGTTGGATCCAGCATACTGACCAATATAAATACAGTTATTCGCACTGGCGGAAACACCGGCGTTGTAACCGATACCAATCGTAAGAGTCCCACTATTGTCCACGAGAGACCGATACCCTACTGCGACGTTGCTTGCCCCCGACTGATTCGATCCAGCCCAATCTCCTATACTAATATTGTTATCTCCAGTATTGTTCGAACCAGTGTTCGAACCAATAGCTATCAGATTCGAACCTTTGTTACCTACACCAGCATTGGCTCCTATAGCGTTTAAGCTATCCTTCGTGTTTCCCGACCCAGCATTGAACCCAAACGCATTGACATACCACCCTGTATTATTAAAAGCTGCATTGGAACCGAAAGCGTTGACTGATGACCCAGTATTATTCATTCCGGCACTGGGCCCCATGAAGTTCACAATCGATCCCGAATTATTAAACCCCGTCCGACTACCGAATAAGTTTACACTGGTCGGTGTTCCGATCTGGTTATTGGACACTCCAACAATAATTTGGAAGGGACTGCTTTGTATGGTTACAGAAACGCTATTGATGGCAGTAAGCCCTGTAACACTCGACAAAGTTACGGTCGTAATAGTCGCTGTCGGTGCTGTCAAGTTTCCTAATACTGCGAGGTTGCTGTTTGCCGTAACCGTGCCAGACAGGGTGCTGATTCCTGATACCCTCAGCGACGTTGCCGATAGACTGGTTGTGGTCGTGGCAGACAGTGCGGTCAATCCCGAAACATTCAGATTGTTCTGGATGGTGGAAGCAGACACAGTGAGAAGTCCACTGATGGTCGAAGCATTCGAGACTTGGAGTGATGAAATAGTTGTGATCGAAGCACCCCCAGAGATATTTCCGACCACAGTGAGGTTGTTTTGGACAGTGGCAGCTGAGATAGTGAGGAGTCCGCTAATATTACCAGAATTCAAGACTGTGAGCGATGAAATAGTCGTTGACCCAGCTGAGATAGTTCCAGATACTACTAGGTTGTTTTGAACTGTAGCAGTAGATACAGTCAGAAGTCCACTGATAGTCGTAGCATTCAAGACATTGAGGGACGAAACCGTTGTGGTCGCCGCCGCTGCTGAGATGTTTCCGACTACTGTGAAGTTGTTCTGGATGGTGGCAGCAGATACAGTGAGAAGTCCGCTGATAGTCGTAGCATTCGATACGTTCAGAGATGAAATCGTTGTAATCGCAGTCACTGTAAGATTATTCTGAATTATCGCAGAAGACACTGTAAGGAGTCCGCTGATAGTTGTAGCGTTTGAGATGTTCAAAGACGATAAGGTGGCGACTGAATTCCCTGCTGATAGTGTAGTGCCCCCGAACGTGATATTGTTCTGGATAGTGGCAGCGGACACTGTAAGGAGTCCACTGATGGTTGTAGCGTTCGTGACGTTGAGAGACGAGATTGTCGTCGCAGCATTAGCAGCCGAGATGGATGTTCCACCGATTATGAGATTGTTCTGGACGGTGGCAGCAGAGAGAGTAGCCAGACCACTGATATTGACAACGTTCCCGACAGAGAGAGATGATGCGGTTACAGTGGAACTTCCTGCTGATATATTTCCACCGACTGTCAGAGAGTTCAACACCGAGGCAGCAGAGAGAGTCGCAAGACCACTAATATTGATAGCGTTCCCAATAAAGAGAGCCGATGCGGTTACAGTGGAACTTCCTGCCGAGATAGACGTTCCTTGGACTTCCAGCGAATTCAGAATTTTGGCCGCAGAAATGGTAGAAAGTCCGCTCACGGTCAGAGATCCCGACACCGCTACCTGAGAAAGAGTAGCCAGTCCTCCTACCGAAAGACTATTACTCAGTGTGACCGCTCCCGATAGAGTTGAAACTCCAATTACAGTAAGAGATCCAGCAGAGAGAGAATTCTTAATAACAGCAGACGACAATGTTGCCACGGCCGAAACGGCAGATATGGAGGTTCCCTGTACCTCCACGCCACTCTGTGCTGTGAGTGTATCTCCGACGCTGAGTTTTCCTGATACGAACCCTTCGACCAATACGTTTAAGGCATAGACTCCTGGTGGCACACCAATACCCAGAGCAGAGTTCGAGAGGATATTTCCAGCTATAAAACTTGAATCGCTCGGGCTCGGAGCGTTTATGGTTCCGAGGTTCAGTGTCACTCCACCAAGAGTAGCCTCCGCCGCATTGCTGACAGCTCCGGTTGAAGTTACTAAAAATTTAATACTATCACTACTTGGTAGATATATATACGAATTTGACAGGGCAACTCCTCCCACTGTGTTCGAGGACGAATCGGCATTGCTGATGGTTCCATTTGAAAGAATGATTCCGCCGATAGAGTTAGATGTACTATTGGAGTTGGATATATTGCCAGAGTCTTGCACGTTGAAGTTTGAGCCGTTTGATAGTGTATAATTCGAAATAACCCATCCACCGATAGAGTTCGATGACGAACCAGCATTGCTGATGGTTCCATTCGACAGGGCTACTCCGCCAATCGTGTACGAGTTGCACCCGAAGTTCCCTGAGATGTTTCCACCTACATTCAGATTGTTCGTTACCGTGAGGGCAGACATCGTTGTGATGCCAGTTGCCGACGCAAATGTTAAGGCTCCATTTCCAGCTGCGCTCGTGCCTCCATTGTTATAGAGGATCTGACCGGACGATCCAGCAACAGGGCCGGTAGGACCTGTTAGACCCGTGGGACCAAGAGCACCCAATCCACTGACGTAGTAAAGCGTCTTTCCATCGCCCGAAAGCGAGAGAAAGTATCCAACCCCCCCAGGACCCGGCGGAAATACCTGACCGTTGATCTGGTTTACATTCGATAGTGAATTATTGGCCATATTCAGGTTCGCAACAGCGGGGGTCGTTCCGAGAGTCAAGGAACCACCTCCGATATTCTGTAAGTTTTTGGTGACCCTACTCATTTCGTCTTACCTCTTACTTAGAAAAGTAGACAAGATATTGATACTCGTAACCCACAGGGGTCATGTCCACCATCTCATGACGAGTAAATCCGGCTGATTTCACAATATCCAGCATCGCTGGAATCGTCGGCATCGTCAGCTGATGAATGTTCTCACGATAGGAGTGCTTCGGCTTGTCAAATTCAAAGACCTCTTCGAACCGGGCTTTGTCCGTATCAGGATCCTTGACAAAACGGCTCTTATACTTGAACTTGTCAAAGAACACATCAGAATCAATGACCCGCTCCGTGCTGTATTTCTGGACAGAGAATGGGCCAAACGGCGACGCCGCATCTAGAATCGGGTCAAACTTGTTGGGGTCTACCAGATGAATAACGAAAATACCACCCGGGCGTAGCCACGAGTAAATGTTATCAAGGATCATCTTGGCGTTCTGGAACTGGTAGATGGAGAAATAGAGCATCATGGCATGCGAAAAGGATTTTGGCGCAAACGTTTCCGCCCGAGCCACATCTCCCTTGTAAAACCGGGCGCTCTTACACTTCTCTCGGGCCTTCTTCAACATTGCCTCGGATCCGTCCAGACCTACAATCTCAATGCCTTCCCGGCACAACCAGTCCACGTGCGGTCCCGTTCCGCAGCACACGTCCAGAAGTTTGATTTCTTCCTTCGGCCATTCGGCCAAGGCATACTCACGGATCGATGCCTTTTCAAATGAGATACGTTCAGGGGTTGTGAATAGCTTGTCGTAGACGTTGGCGTAAAAGTCGTCATAAATCTCAGAATAGTCTTCGTGTGTATCCGTGTCACCATTCTTCTCCTTTTCATTGTCGAATAACTCACGGTGAACAGTATGGAGTTGCGACAACAACAGAATCGCAATAGCCACTAGGGCAATAAGCCAATATGCTAAAGATCCGTCCATCTCTCTCTTGTATCTATGTAAGAAATGTGGGAGCTGCTTCCAATCCAGCGAACACCGGGGAGAGCAGGGACAATGCTGAACCGTGACTTTGTTTACCCCAATTTTCCCGATGTAATCACCGAAGTATGGAAAAACGTGCCCTCCAATGTCAAGGAATGGAGCATATCTATTTGGAAAGACGAGTTTCAGGTGAGACGGCCGTCGATGGGCGACACTGATCTTCTTGCCTGGGTTCCCCGTATCGGACTTCTTGCGGCAAAACGAGGATGCTGGGTCGGGACACACAAATCGTCCATGGCCGTTGCTATGTGCTTTAATTACGTAGACAGGGGTCATCGTGAACAGGGTTGGTCAGGGAAAATGATCATGTCACTCTGTAGGAAGGCGACAGATACATGGGGACCGACACCATTCATTTTTGAAATACAGTTCAGTATTCCTCGTGGACTTCGACAGGTTGATCCGTTCTTGGCGTTCACGTATACTTGGATACCTTTCTTATCCGTCGAAGATCCTCCCAAATGGACACCTATTTCAATCGCCAAGTTTCAGACCATCAGGGGGTTTCACACGGTAGAGACAGAAGGGTATCTCGCATTTCAAAATGGGGATAACGGTAACAGGATCCTTCTGGATCCTCATAACGATATCGTGTTCTACGACGACCTTCTTTCCCTAGCCTCGTTTGACGGCATTCCGTTGCCAGGGGCATACTGCCGAATGTTCCATCCGCTCGGCCAAAGCAAGATATACCTTGCGAATTTATACTTTGAGTCTCCTCCCCAATTTGACCATTTCATGCTACCTTAGTTTAGGTGTAGTCATAGGTCCAAGTCCTGGACTAGAGATCTGGACATTCGGTAACCCACTTACTTGTGTCTGCCCGAATCCGAACCCTTGTCCGAAGGACTGTCGCAGTCCCTGGAAACTTATGCCTGACTTGCGGAGAAGCAGGAACAGTGTAAGAAGAATGAGGATCGCAATAAATACATCCATGATGGTGGTAAACGACGATGGGAACCCTGCAAAGTAAGCAACGATGGGATTGGCTACAGCCGGAACGGGAGTAGCCGATGTAGGATCCGTGAGTTCAATATACCGGTTGAATGCTCCAATTTTTTGTAGTTTCTCCGACAAGAGGTTTCCCAGGAAATCAATGTTTCCAGACACACTGTCTTTTAACAGTGCCTGCTTATCACGAATGGCTGCGATGGAGTTTGTGTAAGCTGCCTGTACAGCACTCTGATTGTCTAGATCCGTATACTGCCGACGATACCCCTCGAGAATCGGACCCATCTTCTTATCCGCTATGACCTTGCGTTCCTGAGCTGCCCAAGCATCCCCGTTCTTCAGACTGTAATACCGGAAACGTGTCTGCTCAAACGTGTCGGGATCTTCGTCCGCATTCTGTGAGGCACGCTGGTATGATTCATACGCAGACTGTAGTTCTTTCTGTTTCTTGAGGTCGGCGTCCATACCTACTATTGTTTATTGACAGCAAATGAAATTGCGATGCCTATACCTATGATCATTCCTACAACTGCGATACTCATATTGATGATAGGCGGGAGGACAAAACCACCTCCAACATAGAGCAGAAGAACGACTGCGACCGTAATAGCCACTGTTTGTAGAACATGTATCTTCCACTGAGACTCAGGACCTCCAAATGTCTGAATCTGGCGAGCAATATTTTCACGTTCCTGGGCTGTGCTCTGACGCTCTTCGCTGATATCTGTGATCTTCTTGATAACATCGTTGGCCGCCTTCTTGACCTTTCCAACTTCAATCTGGGCATATTGACTGCTTGTAGCTGACCCGAGTGCATTGACATCACTGTCCATCTTGTTGATGTACTGATTTGTCTGATCCAGTGCAGCGGAATGGTCGATGCTTCCAGGATCTACACGCTGATACAAGTTTCCAGAAGATCCAGAGCTCGCAGCTGCCACATACGTCTGATAAGAACGAGGGTTCAGCGACATTGTGTGGACTCCTGGCATCGGCTTATATGCAATCGTAGAATCAATCTTACACGAATCATCATCTGTGTATGGAGACGAACACCGTACTGGACGCTGCGAAGACTGAGAAATTCCAAGTATGAACTTGTTGTCGCCCTCTACAGCAAGGGGGATAACACCGGATAGACCCGCCTGTTCTTTCCATCCCCCTTGACCGTTTGCTGAACTCTGGTAAATTGACTGACCCCCCATCGCATATGTATTTCCAGCACTTGCCGCAACAATTCCCTGGGACCCATTGGGCTGAGAGATTGGTACCCATGATCCAGTCGTGCACGGCTTTGAGCATCCCTGACTTCCAACAAAGATAAACTGATCCGTAATATTGATTGAAGGAGTTGCTGAAGGAGTTCCAGGAACCGCCTTGGGCTCTGACCAGTTACCACCGCCATCTACGGGCCGCATCGAAAAGCTCAACTGGTTCACTGTAACTGGTCCTGCATCCGGCTCTTGGGCTGCTTGGTAGACGTGATTTAACCACGCGGCACCACGTTCGGGACACTGTCCAGTCGCTTTCCCATACTTTTGGTAGTTATCCCCTGCCTTCTTAGTAAAACACTGTCCTCCATCTTGTACACCAAATATGTCGGTTCCTCGTGATAATGCGAACTCTTTACATGTCTGAGGAGTATATCCGTACTGCCCAGGAGGTCCCGCAAGAGCACGATCACCCCCATCCTTCCAGCATCCCAGATCCGTAATACCACCTGTGTATGCGGTAGAGCGAGTTAGCGTGCCTCCATTGCTTCCAACAATCGACTTTCCAGTGCTATCAATTGTGAATGACATAGGCGTGGCACCCGGGTAGTTATACAGCTGCTTTCCGGTCGTTGCAGAACCGGGATCAAACGTGCCCGTAAGTTTCGTCCATCCAAAACGTGAGGCTGCTGCTGGGTTGGAAGGAGTAAACGTCCACGTATTTCCACTCTGAACGATATCTCCCGACTCTGTTCCGTTGAGGAATGTCCACTTTCCTGCGAGGCTCGGGGAAGACACCGTCGTCGTATAGAGAATGTACACATTCTCTCCATCCACCGCAATATCAGCCGGCATACCGCTACGCCCAGGAGGAGGTTCTATATACTTCCAGTTCTGTCCGTCACATGGTTCCTTACATGTGTATACATCCCCGTTCGAATTGAAACCCCATACAAATCCCGTCGGTGACGCAACGATCTTGTTCAACGCCCCGGGTAAAGCTGTCCATGACACGACGTTGGCCAGTTGACCCTGGATATAGGACATTAGGCTTTGTGACTGAGTCTGGAAATCTTGGGCATACTCTGCCATGTTGTTGTTATATAGATCCACGATAATTTCATGTGTAATTGTAATGAGTCTGCCAGGACCCCAACCCGGTATGCTGAATGGTACCTCCATGGCGCCAAGTGCTCTCAGTGAAACCGAAGAACATAATGCGTTCTCCGCCGCAACTCTCCAGGAAGAAACTAAGATAGAGGCGGCGCTTTCTCAGTATAACCGCATAAGAGCTGAATATGGTGAAATTCTGTCTGAGGCGATCCGCACCCAGGACCCTGCAAAGAGGACGAAGCTAGTATCGACAATTACTGCAATGAACCAGCAGTTGACGACAATTGTAACTTCACTCCAGCAGATGTATAGTTCAGGGAAGACCACACTGAGTGGAATGCCTAAGATCAACTTTGCGGCTGATCTTGAACAGTATAAACTCGATCTTGAACAGCTCTTAACTGAGAGGGACGAACTATCAAAACTTAAGACGGTATACTCCACCCTAAAGCAGGATGGGGTAGCGCCGCCGTATACTCTCTACGTTATCGGGATTCTTGGTATGCTGATCCTCCTACTGGTTCTCTTTACGTTCACCTCCCTGATGACGAGCGTTCAGAGTGCCCTCCCTGCGATGCCCGAGCTCCCAAGTTTGGGTCTCAGCGGACCGACCCCATCGACGGTGATGTAATATTCATTGTAAACGGCGCACCAGGACGCACCGCTGAAGCAAACGGATTCATCTGGGGAGACCAGAATCCGATCAAGAACATGATCGGAATGATAAAAAGAATGATACCTATGCGCAGGATCATAGCGTATCCGTTGGATACATCCACCCTCGGAAGATCGGGTGTCTTTTCCTTGTAGACGTCATAGCGGTTCTTAGCTCCTATATAATCATCTTCGATCTTCTGGGCACTTGCGTGAAGTTCAGCGGCCTTGTCATATTCAGTTCCCATTTCTGTGTTTCCCTCCTCGTACGTCTGGACAAACTTCTGCATGTCCGCCTTCTGTGCTTCCACCTCCTTCTGTCGGTTACCGACCATTTTCTCCAGTGCGTCCTGGGCGTTCTTGTATGCTGTTTTATATGCCTCAATTCCTGTTGTGACATATTGGACGTAGTTCGACTTGTATTCATTCATCATTTCTTCGAATGATCCACGATCACCCATCCTATCTATTATTATACAGTCGCTACACAAAATCGGTAATAAGGCGTCGCACCCGCATCGGGGGACTTGCGGAGAACTTCAATAATATCGCCCGGCCTCCCCCCGATCCACCGCACAGGTGCATCCTGCGACCAGATATGAGGAGTGGGCATATACTCCTTGTGCTTCATCGCCATCTGGGGTAGAAGAGGCTCCTCGGACTTGATCTGAATATGGTCAGCCCGCATCGCCTTGGCAATCGCATCCAGCGAGATCCCGAACTTCACCAGGAAATTCTTGACCTCTTCGGCATCCAGGATCCGGTGACGGGGGATATAGCGGTGCGTCGTGATATCAAACGTGAGTTGACCCAGATGGAAGATCTGGAGAATATGGCTCTGTGCCGCTACCGCATCCAAGATCGTCTCTGACGGCGGAATGGGGACTACCACAATTCCACGGGTGCCGCCGTGCTCCTGCGTCAGCGAGACCAAACGCAGAACCTGGTCTTCCGTAATGCGGGTGCGAGTGCTCATGAACACAAGCGTATCGCCATATTTGGTCGTTGTCGCTGGGAAGTCAGTATCGATTGTTTCGGGAGCCGCCGTGTTTACACCACGCTGCCCGAGCATTGTCTTGAGAACTTCCTCCGTGGTTGGCATTGTATTCTGTATTATTGTTTCTTGACGTGTTTAATTCTATCCGTTTTACAATAGACGGAATGAAAAATGCTGGGCTCTTAGCACTTGCCATTGTGGCCCTTATTGTTGTGGGTGTCCTGTTTGCGGGGTCTCGTGAACACTTTGGGACCCCGGAGTTTCTAGATCGGTCAGCTCAGAAGGCTCAGGTCCGAGGAGAAGTTTCATCGTACGACCAGACGACAACGCATTTCCGGGCTCCGGATTCGCACAAGCCTCCAAAGGGGGAGCGGATTGGGGTTCGGGTGGGGCAGTGGGAGGGATATAATTCTCAATTTTAGACGGATCGGCACGACACACCATGACCATCTCCCAGAAATCACGGAATTCTTGGATATGATCAGATAGCCACCGGCGATCACGAGGAACATTGTCAATACGGATATTGCCTAGATACCACCAGACGACCCGGTGCTCATCCCCTTCAATCTTCGCCTTCCACTCGTCGGCATCTTCCTCTTTCGGCTTGTATACGATCTTGCCATCGTCATACACAACCAGAACACCCTTATACGGCGAATCTGTCGCATTCCATTCTGTGCGACCACACGTCTTGAACTGCATCTCCACGTAGTCGCACTCGTCAATATTACAACATTCCATCTGCATCTGCATCTGGTGATAATACCCGTCGGGGATGGGAGATTCTTGGGTGAATTTGCGTGAGATCGGGCACTTGAATTCTACGAGCTTTCCCCAGCGTGGATCCATCTTGTCACGGGTCAGCACGATCCCGTCAGGGGAGGCACCCAAGAATGGGTAGACGGGATGAACGACACAGGTCGTATCCACAATCTCCGCCCCACCCTGAATATCCCCGTAAATCTCCTTGGCGATGGGCTCAAACTGGGTGCCCCACAAACAAGCAGTAATTGGCCCCCCGTCATTCGTCTTGGGTCCGTCAAGTTTTCGCATCAGGAGTTCCTTGCGTGCGGAAGGAGACGCAGTCTTGAATGCCTTGGTGATTTCCGACGCAGTCATCATTTCCGAACGACGGAGGTGCCAGCTGTCGGAGCGCTGGTCGGCGACCCCGTAGTCCCGGAGGACTTTAAAGATCGATCGACGGCGGGTCCACACTTTACCCAGGTCGGTAGCCAGAAGTCGGTATACCTGCGCTTTATAGTTCCGGTAGTCATAGCCACGATCCCGGCATATTTTCTTGATTCGGTGTGTGAGGTGTGTACAGGCATCTAGTGGAAGCTCAAATACTTCCATTAGTCTATCTAGTTATTTCTCTGAAAAGGTATTCGTTTTCATAGTTAGTGGTTTACAGAAATCCTAGGACACTAACACAATGACGACCACAACTGAAATCTCAACACAGGAAGATTGGGTCCTCCACCGCCTTGAAACTCTGTATACTCCTGAACGCCTAGACCTCCTCCGCAATATCCTGGAGAACAAGACCAACATTTCTCTCCGGATCCTCGACTGGTTTGTCACGAACTATTCCAAGATGAACAATGTATCCTACATCTCCAAGGCCGGGAAGCATGTGATAGTCTACCTTGCCTACAAGTCGCATCTCAAGGCCTACAGCAAGAAGATGTTCGATCCCTTCTGTCGTTGGACCCGTGTGAATTTCCACGGAGTGTCCACGACCGTAGGACAGCTCAATTTTTTCGCATGGGCAATGGAGGATGATGTGATTGACTACCTCTTTGCCCACCATGACGACATCCATGCAGATATGGAGACACGCATGTCGACAGGAGAGAAGAAGACTGAACATACTCGCAAGAAGCGCCACGAACTCTCGCATTCGGCCACCAAGTCGCTGAAGAAGCACGACGTAAAAATCACCGTTTCCTTTGAGTAGTAAGTAAAATAGATGAGGATCTGGTACAAGGATCCAGTTTACATAGTCATACATGTGCTCTCGGGAGTAATGGCATACTTTATTCCCGTGATCATTCCCCTCGTGATGTTTTACCACGGACTCCAATATATGATGGACGTCCGCTTCTTTGGATTCCAAGGAGAGATCCGATCCGGCAATTCATTCGAACACACTCTTCTAAAACTCCTTGAAGTCCTTGCGGGATATTTGATGATAAAACTTGTTATGAAACCATAATCTAGAATGCTCTCACGGAAACGGGATATTCTCTACCCTGTCAATACTGAAATCACCAATTTTGATCTGGGGACAGATGTGGAGGAATATGAGTATGACGGGAAACTAGTGTTCCGGGGAAACCTGGACCCCGATTACTCCGACAGCGAGTTTCAAGTCTACTGGCTCTACGACGAGAACCAGCGTGTCGGCCTTGCCGAACACCATGGGGATACACAGACTGCATACTGGTTTCGTGAGAATGTGTTTTCCACGCTTCTCCAAGAAGACTGGGAGTCCAGGGATAGAACCGTGTGGTCTATGATGTCCGAACCTGCTTATGAAGACTGTATGCGATACGGCTGGACCACTGTCGAATCACTGCAGTGTCGGACATCCATGTCCATCATACGCCCCTGCGATCTCGTGGAGTATACTATCCCTACAACCACCTGTCTCACGTGCAATACGAACGATAAGTTACCGGGATGCCTACATGAAAAAAGGACACCGAGATTCGATATCTTTTTTACATTATTTGTAGACGATGATGGTGTGCTCTACGCACCGCCAGGAGACACTCAGGCGTTCGCAACCTTGCGGCGGCGAGCGGGGGCAGGAGCGGGAGTAGGTGCTGGGGCAGGAGCAGCAGCGCTGGCTGTCGGCGTAGGCGCCTCCTCCGTCTCCTCAGCCTCCGCATCGTCCTCGTCATCCTCCTCGAACGCAGCCTTGGCACCGCCAACGACGGGAGCGGGAACGTCCTCGGAATCGTCCACGTCCTCCTTGAACATATCACGAGCCGTCTGACGCTTGCGCTTGCTCACCTGAACATACGTCGGCTTCCACGTCAGACCGAATCCCTGGCCGATGACGTAGATGCTGCCCTGCGCCACGATCTTGGCAGCGCAGCCCTTCGGGAACGCCTCCTGGAGCCCGCTGGGCTGGAGAGGGATGTCCACGCCGTCCTCGCCGATCACCTCCATTGAGACCTTGCCGTCGTACACCGGCAGCTTGAAGCGGAGCGACGGAGGATACTTGCCGTTCGGCACCCAGCCATCGTTCGTCTTGTCGACCGACACCGACAGGAACTTGTTGAACGAATCACGGATCGACTCCTCGCCACGCTTCTTGCCGAACCACGACGCCGAGTTCGCTACAGCCGCCTGGATCACGGCCTCCTGGAAATCCTTCAGGAAATTGTAGGCCTTGGACACATCGTCCGTGCCCGTCGCACGCTCACGACCATACGGGTCGCAACCCTGGAGCGACGCCGACATGGTGTAAGACATCGTCGTCGAGCCATCCTTGTTCTCGTTTTCCTTCACGAGACAACCGCCTGGGAACCCAAACTGCGGGAAACGGAATTGGACATTCTGGTTGAGATACTTGAATGCTACGGATACACCACCCTGCTTATTGCGGCGGGGCTCTGCGAACTGAATATCGGATGCGGAAATCTTGTTGACGCTAACTACTGCGGGGGCTGCCATTTTGTGTTGTGCTATTCTCTACCCTGATCTACCCCTGATCCGTTTTTACCTCATGGAATTGGTCTGTATTGTATTTTCATGACGTAAACTTGTAACCACAATACAATGAGCTGCTTGGCATGTAAAAATAAATCATCCTTAGACCGATGTGAAAAGAAAGCCTTATCCACTCCGGCCGGTGGAAGCTTCCTTTACTGTGGGACGCATATGCGGTCTAAGAAGATCAAGCAATGGATCACAAAACATCCTGGGGTGCTCCAGCGAGTTATCCGGATCCAGTCTATTATACGTGGTATACTGGCCAGAGTCCCCATACGTCTCGCAGGTATTGGAGTTCTCAAACGTTCTTTGTGCCACAACGACGACGAGATTGTTACCCTAGAAGGAAAATCCGAGGTTCATCCCCACGATTACTTTTCCATTGAAGAGGGCGGGAAAGTTTACTGGTTCGACCAGAGGTCCATGATTCAGTGGTCGCAGAAGGAGCTGGAAATACGCAATCCGTATACCCGCACAATCCTATCGAAGGACGATACTCGTCGTCTTCGCAAGATCTGGACCTTCCGTCAAAAGAACGGGATGCAACTGTATCATCCTGGACAGCAATCATCCCTGTCTCTCATTGAACGTCGGGATAATCGGTGGCTTCGGATTGCTCAAATTGTTCGTGAGATCGGATACGATCTTCATCATGAACATTTCATTTCCCTAGACATCCCTCAGCTCGCAGTGTTTATCAATGGTCTTACGGAAGATACCCGGTGGAAGTATTTTGAAAGCCATGATCCAAATCTTCATAGGTACCATATGTGGCTCAAGAATATCCGCAATGTCGTATACACGTATGGGTCTACGACGCAACTGAGTTCTGATGTAGCTTGTGTTCTCCTGGCTATCATGTATGAGATCCGAGATCTAGACGATTTCGTATTCTTAATCTACGGTTCTTATCACCGTGCTAATGATATGGTGTTTATTGAAGGATAACATGGTGGACGTTGCGGCTGTCCATGAAGGCTTTCAGCGCTTCTAGATCTTCTGGCTTAATTTCAATCAGAGTAGGTGTAGGTGGAGATACCTTTGTTTCATCTTTGGCGACAATCACCCCTGTGTCAATATGAACGACCTCCTTATGTTCGGGTTCGGGCGGAGGAGTGGGAGGCGGCGACGGATCCTTGACGGGGACAGGGGGCATTTCGACTACAGACTTTACAGTCGCAGATGCTGTGCGTCGGGAAGGCCTCGCTTCTTCAACCTTATCACCGTTCGTCACAGACGCAACGAGATCCTTGACACTCTTGGGCGCATACTCTGTGAGGCTCTTCACACTGTCTGGGATCTGTATGTTTACGTTTTTAAGAATGCTCTTGGGATCATTGACCATAGCGGTCACAGATCCGAGGGGGTCACGCTTGAAATTATCAATTGTGGACTGGGGGATCATACGACGAAAACGCTGTATAAAACCAGCAGGAAGGTATCTCCCAGCCGCTAGAGCTACGGCAACAATGATGAGAGCAAGTGCGCTTCCAATGAGGGCATTGGTGGTCGTCATGTTTGTAGCCTGCCCATCCACCACAATGATAGGAAGGGTAGCATTCTGCGTAGGGCTGTATGTCGAACTTGTGGTCGGATACGCAGTAAACATGAACTGCGGGGTTGATGTTGCTGACATGCTTATATTATTTAACTGCTGGAAACTTTGAGGGCTACCCGATGAAGTCACGCTCACGGTCATGCTCATGCTTGAACTAGGATATGACGATCCCGACAAACTCTGAGACAGTGAAGCTGTCACGCTAGAACTCGTGCTCTGGGTCTGTGATAGAATAGTGCTTCCCGTCACGCTAGAACTCGTGCTCTGGGTCTGTGATAGAATAGTGCTTCCCGTCACGCTAGAACTAGAACTCCGTGATAATGTTGAGGTCGTGCTTGCACTCACGGACTCTGTAGCAGATATACTCGTGCTTTGGGTCTGGGATACTGATGCTGTCTGGCTAGAACTTGACGATTCGGTAGCAGATACCGCAGTTGTCAACGTGGAACTTGACGACGTCGTTGCCGATATGCTGGAACTGGAACTCCTGGACATAGATGTTGATGGCGAACTGGAGATTACAGATCCAGCACCCACGGCAACAAACGCAATATATGTCGACTGAGACCATACTCCGCTTGTCGGATCTGAACTCCCAACCATGTAAAACGATCCCGTTGATTCAGTCATCAGCCCGTTCCAGAAGTAGGGGGATAAACTAGGCACCCCCAACACAAGGTCTATGATTCCGGGAGTCGCATTATAGAATGCCAGGGCATACTCCACATCTCCTCCCAGAACGTAGGAGGATATTGGGTCGAGATCCGTGAATGTCGCAACCTGCTGGGAATAGCTCGGGAAACTGCCAGGAGATGTCACCGAAAATATCTTTGATGCCAAAATAGTCCCACCTGGAAAACTTCCTCCAGCCACGTCCATGAGAGCAATCGTGAACGTCGCCGTGCCCGCAGACAGAGGCCAATACTGGAACGAGATCCGGTTAATTCCCATATTCGGGTAAGGATACGGTGTCAGGACATTTAGAGCCTGGACTGCAGTGGTGTCTATAGAATTGTGACAGCATCCGGTCAACCCCTGGAACCACGGGAGGTATGGCGTCACCGTTGGTGTTGGAGATGAAGATACGGGCGATGCAGACTTAGACTGAGACTGAGTGAGTGAAGCAGCACGGGATGGAGATACAGTTACGGAAGGAGCCCGAGAAACACTCATGGTCATGCTTGCTGAACGTGAATCAGTGACGTCTGTTGTTGAAGTACGAGATGTGCTCCGACTCGCAGTGACCGACCGTGAATCTGTGGGATCTATTGACCCGCTGGCTGTTACGCTCCTGGATACAGAGGTAGACGCAGTCTCCGAAGCCGTCAAACTTGGCGACACCGGAGATTTCGTGAGAGATGGGGTTGGTGTTGGTGTTGGAATGATAGCAGTATACGACATGAAAAACACGGACCCCGAACCGAGATTGATCATATTGGCACCGATCTGCCCCCCTCCAGAATTGTAGAAGGTTGCCTGCGAGATACCCGATTGTTCCGTGGTTCCCACTGCCGTTCCCGAGAAGTCCATGTAGTACCATTTGTTAGCATTACCACACGGGGCCTGTCCGCACGGAGAATTGTACCATGAGTATCCCGCAGCTGCGACTTGAACGGCCAGATCACAACCGCTTCCACAGCACTGGACTGCAGAGGAAGTTGAAAGACGTGGAGTGGCCGTGCTTCCATCCAGCTGAATAAACGCAGGAAGGGAGTTGGTTCCGTAAATTGCAAACGCAATCTGCTTGACTTTCAGACCTGTAGCACCGGGAGGAAGGGACTGACCGAGACCCACATTCAGCGTACCCGAGTCTGAGCCACAGCCTAGTGTGGATGCCGAGAACCCATTCCAATCGTATCCCGGAGTCTGTCCGGTCACAAACGAGACTGCCGCTAACAACAACCAGCGCAGCATTACGCTTTGTTTTAAAGCAATATTTTAACGAACTCACACTTAAAAACTTTTCAACCTTTTTGCACAAAACGAAACTTTCAAAAATCCAAGGCGGGTCGTCCAGCTCAAAAGTTGTGCAAGAAGGTTTGAAAGTCCAAATTCAAAAGTCTGTTTTTCTATTCCCCCCCACCCCCCCCCCCCCACACACACCTCTTACTTGTTTTCTGCTTTGACTCCTCTCCTCTAGGCAATAAAAACACACAAACAA